GGACGGCAGCCTGTATCTGGCCACACGAAACGGCGTCAGCGTGTTTGACTTCCGGGAGATCTCCGCGCCGATGCCGCCGCTGGTCATCAACAGCATCCGCGTGGACGACCGGACCTACGAGTCCCCGGAGCGGCTGACGCTCGGCAGCGACGCCCGGCGCATGACCATCCGCTTCTCCGCGCTGACCTATTCCGGCGCCACCGATCTGTGCATCGGGTATCAGCTCGTGGGCTTTGCCAAAGCCAAGGCCTACACCGTGTGCAGTTGGCTGGAGGTCTGGATGGAAAACTATGTCAAAATCAAACTCAGACCGTCCACCTTCAAAACCAGCCAGGGCTTCCTCAAGAACCACATTAAGCCGCAAATCGGCAGCATCCCGCTGGCAGAACTCACTTCTCTGGACTTGCAGCGATTCTACAAACACCTGCTGGACGGCGGGCGAGTAGACCGCATTGAGGCCAAGAAAAAGCCGAAAGGGTTAGCACCGAAAACCGTCCGCAACATCCACCAGATGATCGGCTCGGCGTACAACCTCGCCATGCCGCGCATCGCGCGGCGCATAACAAAGGGGCTATTCTCTAACGTAGAGAATAGCCCCTTTGAAACCCAAAGAGAACGCAAGGGGCTGCCGCCCCTTGACCCCCGAACTGCTCATATTAAATCACCATCTCAGCAACCGTGTGTTTGATTTTTCTTCTGAACGATTTGGCGTGCTTCTCTTTCCGCTCAGCCGCTGCTGCGGAGCCAGTACAGCAGTCGCTGCAAAAAAATTTGAACCCCCACAGGGGCAGCGGCCAAGCGGACATAGACGAAGGTCAAATCGAAAGCGGCAACAAAAATGGCGGGGATTTCTTTGCGCAGCGTGTGCAGTCGTTCTGTCGCGAGTCTGCAATGAAGTGGGTCACGGGCGCAGCCCGTGCGCGTTTTCTCGCCGCTTTTGCGCGGTCAAAAGCGGTGCCGCCGGAGGCGGGAGCTTCCATGACCTGCGCCATACCTTCGCGACCATGGCGCTCCAGAACGGCGTGGATGTAAAAACGGTGTCCTCGATGCTGGGCCACTACTCGGCGGGCTTCACGCTGGACACCTACGCTCATGTGACCACCGACGCGCAGCTCAAGGCAGCCCAAACCATGGGGAGCATCCTCTCCCGTGCGGTATAGACCTTTCCGCTATCCGCTCCCGTTGGGGTCAGCGTTTGGGTCAGAAAAAAGCGGCACACTAAAAACGGAACTTATGAAAAGCAAAAGTCCTCGAAATCAGACGATTTCGAGGACTTTTGGTACACTCAGACTCCCCAAAATCGAACCCTGTCGCTTCTTCTGCGGCGGGGTTCTTTTCTACCCGGAAAGTCTTGGTTTTGCAAGAGGTTAGGTTATATGCAGTGGTGATTTTATACCCGTCAGGTTCGTCCCACACTGTAACAGAATTAACGAGCAAATCAATGAGCCGCCTGCGGAAATTTTCATCTTCGATATTCCCATATTTGAACTGACTCAGCCAGAATACGATTTGGTCACGGTCAATTCGGTAAACGAATTTTTCCTCAGCTTTGATCTCTTTGTTGATGGTCTTTTTCTCATGTTCGAGTTGGACAAGGCGGTTCATCAATGTTTCAGAAGCAATACCCTTTTCGATGGCGGCGGTGATATTCGTGATTGACTTTTCGACCTCTGATAGTTGAGCGGTCAACTGCGGAATGTGCGTGTCGTTTATCAAATCCTGTTCGCTCTGTCGGATTGCCATGTCTGCGATTTCATCAATGAGCTGATCGGTCAAAAGGTTAAGAGCGTCACGGGCTACTATTCCTTCGATGTAATCTTTTTTTAAAGGCCGCTTGTCACACCCAAGTTTCCTCTTTTTCGTGTAGCAGGAATAGTAGTGGTAGACCTTGCCGTGTCTACCGGCTCCGCTTTCACCGTTCATAGAAGCCCCACAATGACCGCAGAACAGCTTTCCAGACAAGAGGTAATCTACCTTAGCCTTGCCCCTTGCTGGGGCTGTGGCGGTCTTAGAAAGCCGCCGCTGTACCGTTTCAAACAGCTCCTTATCAATGATGGCGGGAATACCATTTTCAATGACAATATCCTTGTAGGTATAAGTGCCGATATAGCGAGTATTACGGAACATGGCCTTAAAGCTGCTACGGTTGAACTCCGTATTTTTGGCAGTCTTATATCCGGCAGAGTTAAACTTTCGGCAAATAGCAGCAACGCTTTCACCATTGGCGTAAAGAGAGAACGCTTCTTGAACGATGTGGGCGGTGTCAGGGTCAACAACCAGCTTATGATTTTCTACCTTGTATCCGAGGGGAATATGACCGCCTACGCTATGGCACTTCAAGGCAGACTCACGCATACCTCTCGTGACCTTCTGTGACAGCTCGGCAGAGAAAAATTCAGCCATACCCTCTAACACAGACTCCAAGATGATACTTTCAGGGCTGTCGGTGAGGTGTTCTGTGGCGGAGAGGACTTTCACGCCGTTCTTCCGCAGACGCATTTTCATAATCGCACTATCATTTCGGTTACGAGCAAAACGGTCGAGCTTCCAGACGATGACATATTCCCAATTCTGCTTTGCACTATCCGAAATCATTTCCATGAGGTGAACTCGCTTTTCCATATCTTTACGAGCGGTCGTTGCTCGATCAACATAGATTGCCACAATGCGGTAGTGATTTGCTTTGCAGAAGGTACGGCAGTCACGAAGCTGCCCTTCAATGGATTGGTCACTTTGGCCTGTGGAGCTATACCGAAGGTAGATAGCAACATTTTGATCTCCATTGTAGAGTGTATATGGGTCTTCCTGAAATTGAGAGATTTCTTCCTCTGTCAGACAGGAGAGGTCGATTGGAAATTTTTTCATGCAAATCTCCTTTTTAACTCCATGACTCTACCGACAAAGCGCAATCGTCCAATTTCAACACCGCCAAAAACACGGGGAGGATAGTGTGGATTAAAAGAGCGAAGGGTCACAGTATCTTCATCAATACTGATTTTCTTAACAAATCCTTCTTCGTCATCAACAATGACAACCATAAGAGTATCTGTTTCAGGAGGTGTGTCCTTTTTAACCAGCACTAAATCGTGATCGTCTAAGACTGGCGACATACTATCTCCGTCCACTTGCAACCAGAAACAATCGTCACAGTCATATTCGGGGTCAACTTGTTCATACCCCAATGCTTCTTGCTGAGCGATGACACCTTTTCCTGCGGACGCATGACCGAAAATAGGTCGCTTACAATTCTTTTCATAAGGTTCGGTGGTCAAACCAACAGAGGACAGGTGAAAGCGAGGATCGTCAGTTTCGCCTTTCAAATAGTCAGCCGTTGTTCCAAGATTGATAGCAAGCGTTTTCAAGTCTTCATCTGAAATCATGCGGTCAGGCTTTTTATCTACATCATTCAAATAATACTTGGGACGGTCGATAAGTTTGCAAATGTAGGTGACACTTTTCCCTTGTTGTTTGGCTAAATCTCTAATACGGCTTGTGTTCATAAATACCTCCTTCAAAAATATCCTACTTTTTTAGGATTTGCTATTGACAATCCTACAAAGGTAGGATATACTTTGGATTGTGAACAAGAGATTTTGACAACAAAAACCCGACCCCCGAAAGGTTTTCTTTTTTCGGCGGTTACTGTGGTCAATGGTTTAATTGTCTGGCAAGTAAATTGTACCATTACGCCCACCGGTTGTCAATAAATATTGTTCTCAATTCAAAGAAAGGAGAGGTTTTGTGAAAGAGCGTGAGAAAATTCGCTATCGCCTGAGCGTCAATCACCTGTCGTTTGCATGGCTGATTGATATGCTCCGAAAGCGGGGTATTGAAACGAACGGCCCTGTCCTGAGTGCAATTCTCGCAGGAACTCGTAACGGCCCTTCTGTGGACAAGATCATCGCTGAGTCTATCGACATTCTGGACTGGTACGAGCGACAGATTGGCGGTGTGTCATGAGCGACAGTGCATTTGCCCCGGAAGTGCGAGGACAAGCCAAAGCGTTCAGCTCACTCCTTGCTCGATCTGTCCGAGAGTTTTTCAAGGACGAAACGAACCGCAAGCAGTTCGAGAGCTGGTATGAGCAGAAGTACGGAACACCGTATCAATGGAAACCTATGGTTTGGAGGAACAGATAATGAAAAAGGTATTTGGAGTATTGGCATTTCTCTCGTTTTTCTACCTGTTGGGTGTCGTTGGTGCGGTAGAGCAAGACACGATGGCTCTCGGTGCAGGCATGGTGCGTATGGGTATCGGCCTTGGCTGCTTCTGGCTGTTCTGTGAGCTGTCTGGTGCGTTTTATCCTGCCCCGCCGAGAAAAAGAAAAAGCCGCTGACGGAACTGGTACTTCCATCAACGGCAAGCGTAAAAGCTCAATCTGATTATATCAGAACCTATTGTTTTGTAAAGGAGAACTTTATGAATAGTACGATTGCGAAACTCGCTGACGAGTTCGAGAAGATGGAGAAAACCATCGCTTCTCAGAAGAAGATGATCGAAACCCTCATGCCTACGGGCTATGTCGATACCGATACCGTCAAACTTCACCTCAACTCCGTATATGGTGTCATGTTCGGCGGTCGCCCTTCCCCGAAGCGCTGTAAGTTGGAGGACTGTTCTTGGGACGAGATCAATATGTATTCCTCCTTCGGTCTTGCTGACAAGATGTTCGAGGTCGGTGACACCAAGAAATTCCGTCTGGCTGATGGCTCCTACCTGACTGCCCGTATCATCGGGTTCAACCATGACTACGCTGAGGACGGTAGTCTGACCCATATCACCTTTGAAACCGTGGAAACCCTTGACGGTGACATTCCCATGAATGAGAAATCTACCAACGAGGGCGGCTGGGACGCTTCTTATCTCCGTGCCAAGCTCAACGGCAACTTCTTCGAGAAGCAACTTCCCGCTGATCTGAAAGCGGTCATCAAGCCCGTGGTGAAGATCACCGCAAAGAGCGGCAAAAACGAAATGCTGGTTCCTTCCGTTGACAAGCTGTTCGTTCTTTCTGAGCAGGAGGTCTTCGGTCGCAAGATTTATTCCTGCGGTGGTGAGGGTAAGTGGTACGAGTGGTACAAGCGGGAGAATACGCCCTATGGCAAGTGCAAGCAGAATGGTGAGAGGGATTGGAGATGGGAGCGTTCTCCTTATTCCGGCGACACCAGCTACTTCTGTCGTGTGAACAGCGGCGGCACCGCCAACTGTGGCAACGCCAGCAACTCCTTTGGCGTGTCCTTCGGCTTCTGCATTTGATCGGGTATCTCGTAAATCCCGCCCCGTTAGGGGCGGTGAAAGGAGTGAAAACATGAATGTCAATCGCAAGGTTGGCACTGGTTTTGAAAGAGACTTATGCCTGAGCCTGTCGGGGTGTGGCTTTTGGGCGCACAATCTCGCTCAGAACAGTCAAGGTCAGCCGTTCGATGTGATTGCGGCTCGAAACGGTGTCAGCTATCCCATTGACTGTAAGGATTGTTCCAAGAACATTTTCAAGATGGAGCGTATTGAAGAAAACCAGTTTTCCGCTATGACGCTCTGGAAGGAAACCGGGAATGGAGAGGGCTGGTTTGCAATTAGGTTGATAACCGGTGAAGTTCGATTTATCTCCTTCTCTACGCTTTTGGAATTGTCCGTTTTGAGAACTGTGCTATCTGCCAACGATATTAGGCGATACGGTATCACACTCGGAGAGTGGGTGTCCCAATGCAAGTAACTGTTGGCAATCAGCTCCGAATTGAAAACCCATCTGAGCAGTTGCTTACATGGTGCAAGAAGCAGCTTATCCTTCCCAATCCTGAGTACGCCAAGAAAGTTCGTATGCACTTTTGGGTTGGCAACACACCTGAGAAGTTGTACCTGTTCCAATGGGACGGCGACACACTGGTTCTCCCCTACGGGTGCTTGAACGATGTGTTGGCGATGGACGATTGCCACATGAAGGTCAATCTTCCTACACCGACCGAGGTGAACTTCGGTTGCACCATTCCGCTCTATGATTATCAAGTGGAAGCCAAGGAAGCCCTGATAACTGCCTACTACGGTATTCTTCAAGCCCCTGCGGGGTGCGGTAAGACACAGATCGGAATTGCTGTTGCGGCAGATACAGGTCGAAGGACACTCTGGTTGACCCATACACGGGATTTGCTCGTACAGAGCAAAAGCCGAGCGGAGCAGTACATGAGTCCTTCTCTGACTGGCACGATCACCGAAGGTAGGGTTCAAATCGGTAAAGCAATCACTTTCGCAACGGTACAGACCATGTGCAACCTCGATCTGAGCCAGTATCGTGATGTTTGGGATTGTATCATCGTGGACGAGTGCCACCGTGTAGCCGGAACCCCGACCGCCATGACGCAATTCTCAAAGGTGCTGAACGCTCTGGCAGCTCGGCACAAGTACGGTCTGTCCGCCACGGTTCATAGGGCAGACGGTATGATTGCCGCCACCTATGCTCTGCTGGGCGGGATTGCCTATCAAGTACCGGACGCAGCGGTGAAAGACAAGATCATGACCGTCAGCGTTCTACCCCGTGCCACACACCAAGGACTCAGCCGTGAGTTCTTGGATACGGACGGTACGATCATCTATGCCAAGTTGGTCAATTTCCTCGCTGACCGCCATGAGCGGAACAGCCTGATTGTCGATGATCTTATATTAAATCGAGATCACTACAATCTCATTCTCTCTGATCGGCTGACGCATTTGGAAACCCTGATGAACAGGCTTCCGCCCGACCTGAGAAAACAGGCGGTCATGATTGATGGGAAGATGACCACGAAGAAAGCCAAGGCTCTCCGAGAACAGGCCATTGAGGAAATGCGGCAGGGGCGCAAGCGGTATCTGTTTGCCACCTACTCTCTGGCGAAAGAGGGCTTGGATATTCCTCGGCTCGACCGTCTGTACCTGACTACACCGCAGAAAGACTATGCTGTGATAACTCAGAGCATTGGTCGTATCGCTCGTACCTTCGAGGGCAAGGGAGAACCCATCGCCTATGACTATGTGGACGATGGTATCCAGTACCTCGTGCGAAGCTACAAAAAGCGGTGTACCACCTACCGCAAGTGTGGTTGTAAATTCATCGAACAGGAGGTGTCGAAGTGAAGTTAGGCAGTCTGTTTGATGGCAGCGGGACTTGTCCTCTTGCCGCTTCTGCGGTCGGTATTATCCCGGCATGGGCGAGTGAGATTGAGCCTTTCCCGAAAGCTGTCACACAGTCCCGTTTCCCCAAGATGGTTCACCTTGGCGATATTACTAAGATGAACGGCGCAGAAATCGAGCCGGTCGATGTTATCACCTTCGGCTCTCCGTGCCAAAACCTCTCGATTGCCGGGAATGGTAAGGGTCTTGCTGGTCAGGAGTCTTCTCTATTCTTTGAAGCAATCCGAGTTATTCAGGAAATGAGGTGTGCCACCAATGGGAGATTTCCTCAAATCGTCATTTGGGAAAATGTTTATGGAGCTTTTAGCTCGACACAGGGAGAAGACTTCCGAACAGTCATTGAAACTCTCTGGAAAATCTGCGAGGGAAACGATAGCGTTCCTCGATATGCGGAAGACAAGCAAGGACGGCAAAAATGGCCGCACACCGGATTTGTCTTGGGAGATTATTCCTCTATCGCTTGGAGAGGACTTGATGCGCAAGGTTGGGGAGTTCCCCAAAGACGCAAGCGTGTCTTCGTTGTCCTCGATCTTGGAGGCCAATGTGCCGGACGGATACTATTTGAGCGTGAGGGCTTGCGAAGGGATTTTAAGAAGGTCAGGCGAACGGGGCAAACCGTTAGACCCACTTCTGAAACAAGCCCTGTTGAACACTATCGTGTTTATGCAGTCGAAAATCACGCTCAAGACAGCCGAGTGTCCCTCAGACCCGATAACACCGTCCAAACCCTCGCTGGACGAATGGGAACAGGGGGGGGGTAATGTCCCTTTAGTTCTTGTTCCATGCTTCGGACAGGCTTCCTATGATGAATATGCACCCACGGAACAAGCGGTTACGCTGAAAGCCACGGGCGGCAATTATGGGGGGGGTACTGAGACATTGGTGTTAGAACCAATCGGAGCAGATTTCTACAATCAGGCTATTACGGGGGGGGGTAACGATGACATTGGCTGCCGCCAGACCTGACCACCATCATCTCCCATGTGCGCTTATCCCGTACACCTTGAAAATCCGCTCTGGTTGTGAGGGGGGGGGTAAGGGCGCTTTGATACAGGAAGATAAGAGTGCAACGCTCTCATGTAACAACGACCAGACCCTTTTTGTTCCCACACAGACCGAGAACGGCGAAGTCATTTATCTGGCTCGAAAGCTCACCCCTACTGAGTGTGCTTCCCTTCAAGGGTTCGAGAAAGATTGGTGTGCGCTGGTTCCTCATAAGGACTCTGCGGAGTACAAAATGTGGGGAAACGGCATGGCTTTCCCCTGTATGCTCTACATCATGGAGGGTGTTCAGGAAGTCCTTGCTGAAAGGTATCTGGATAATCTCTTTGGAGGTGATACTACTGAACCTTGAACCATTCATTTTTGACTGCGAGGTGTTTGCCTATGACTGGCTTTTCGTCTTCAAGAACAAGGTCACGAAGGAATATACCGTCATCTGGAATGACAATGAAGCGGTCGAGCAGTTCATGACCCAAGAACCCTTATTGGCGGGGTTCAATAACAAGCACTATGACCAATTCATTCTGAAAGCGGTTCTCTCTGGCTTCACGCCGGAGGAAATCAAGGCAGTCAACGATTTTATCATCGTTGGTGGTCACGAGGGCTGGGAGTACGCCCCTCTCCGTGACTGCGGGATTTTCTTCGATCAATATGACCTGATGGACGATTGCCAGATGGGTTTGTCCCTGAAAGCAATCGAAGCTCACCTCGGAATGGACATTCGTGAAACCACCGTTCCGTTCAGTATCGACCGCCCTCTGACTGAGGACGAGAAGCGAGAGGTCGAGTTCTACTGCCGACACGATGTTGACGCAACCGACAGGCTGGACGATCTTCGCCAAGGCTACCTGTCCAGTAAGCTCACGCTGGGTCGTGAAAAGGGGCTGTATCCAGCAAAAGCCCTTTACATGACCAACGCCAAGCTGACCGCTGCTTACCTTGACGCAGAGCAGAAACCACACTATGACGAGCGGGAATACCAGTATCCGCCGAAGCTGCTTCGTCAGTACATTCCGCAGGAAGTGTTCGACTTCTTCGAACGGTTGAAGGATAAGAGTATCCCTGATGAAGTGGTATTCAAGGAAAAACTCGATCTGATGGTAGGCGGCTGTCCTTGCACCATCGCCTACGGCGGTATTCACGGAGCTATCCCGTGTTACCGAGAGGAAGCCACGAAAACCCGCTCTATCCGCAACAAAGATGTTGCAAGCTACTATCCACACCAGATGACCTTGAACGGTTATTGTAGCCGAAATATTCCCTCCCCCGATGTGTATGCCGCCACCATTGAGCGGCGTGTTAAGGCAAAGAGGGCTGGTGATAAGGCTACGGCGAACGCTTTGAAGCTGGTGCTGAACACCACCTACGGCGCTATGCTGAACCGCTACAACGACCTGTATGACCCGCTCATGGGGCGCTCGGTCTGTATCTCAGGCCAGTTGCAGTTGCTTGAAATGGCGGAACATCTTGTTCAGGATTGCCCCACTTTGAAGATCATTCAGCTCAACACCGATGGTATCATGGTCAGCCTTGATGACTGCGATGTTCCCGTGTATCAGGAGATCACGCAGGAGTGGCAGGACAGAACCGGCTTTGAGTTGGAGGAAGACCTTATCAAGATGATCTGTCAGAAAGATGTGAACAATTATGTCGAGGTTCCCTTCGAGGGCGACCCCAAAATCAAGGGTGGCGTTCTCGTTCGTGGGATTGCCCCGGCAGGAGCGTTCAACATCAATAACAACGCTTGTGTGGTCGCCAAGGCGGTCAAGGATTATCTGGCCTACGGCGTTCCGGTCGAAGATACCATCATGAGCTGCGACCGCCTGCTGGACTTCCAGTTGGTCGCCAAGGCCGGGAGCAAGTATGGTGACGCTCTCCATGAGGTAGACGGTCAGATGGAGGTCGTGCAGAAGGTCAACCGGGTATATGCCACGGAAGACCATCGGTGCGGAACCCTCTACAAAATCCACCTTGGCACTGGCAATCCCGTCAAGATTGCCGGACTCCCCGCAAAATGTGTCGTGGACAACGACAATCACCTGACGATTGATGTGGTTGACCGTGACTGGTATATCCGGCTGGCACGGCGTTATGTCCGAGATTTCCTCGGAGAGAAGCCGCCCAAGCGAAATACCCGCAGAGTCAATTCCATCAAGAAAAAATTATTAGAAATGTTGGAGGTATAACTATGGCTACTACCAAGAAAGCCGCTGAGACTGCGGCGGTGGATTATTCCACCATGAATGTGTTCCAGAAGTTACAGCTTGCCCGTGTGCGCTTCCTCGAAGCTGGCGTGGATAAGAGCGGCAAGCACATGAAGCTCGAATATAAGTATTTCGAGTTGGCGGACATTGTTCCCAAGGCCGAGCAGATTTTCCTTGAAATCGGTCTGATGATGGTTCCATCCATGTACGGCGACAAGGCGACCGCTCGTGTCTACAATGTCAGCGACCCCGAAGACCACATTGACTTCGTGGCACCATATACCCCCATCGCCCCCATCGTGTCCAACGCTGGTAATCAGGTCACAAACGAAATGCAGGCGACCGGCAGCTCCATCACCTACATTCGCCGCTACCTGTGGCAGCTCGTTTTGGACATTGTGGAGCATGACAGTATCGACAGCGGTGAGTTTGACACAACCCCCACCCCCGCTCCCGCCGTCACAAAGAAGCCCCCTGTGACCACTGAACAGCGTCAGGAGATCAAGAAGGAACTGACCGGCGCTCCTGCTGGTGCGGCTACCGAGGAACAGGTCGGTACGCTGAAAAGCCTGCTGAAAAAGCTCATGGATATTGACGCAGAGCAGGAACAGTTCGTGCAGACCATCGCCATGAAGACCGAGGGTTTTTCCAAGATCGAAGCCGACAAGTGTGACGCTCTGATCGAGGGCGTGAACAATATGCTGGCTGGCTACGAAATGAAAACGGCAAAGGAGGGCTAAAGCATGATCGAAATTGATTGCCGCAAGTGCATCAATGCAGACTTGGAAGCGGATTGCTGTAAGCTCTACGGTAACAATCCTGATACTGCCGTTCAGGAATGTGCCGCTGATGAATTTGTGAATTATAAGGAGGTAGACAAAAATGGAATGGCTTGACGGCAACAAAATCCAGATTATCCCTCCCAAGCGTCCGAAGAAACTGACCGGTACTCGCTTTGCCACTATCCTCGGTCTGAACCCGTGGTCTACGCCGTTCGAGATTTGGTGTGAAGTGACCCGTACCTATCAGAAGCCGTTCGAGGATACGATCTACACCATCGCTGGTAAGACCATCGAGCCTAAGCAGGCTGAGTACATGAAGCAGACCTACTTCATGAGCAATCTGGTCACACCGACCGACATTTGGGGCAAAGACTACTTCCGTCAGACCTACGGTGACTTCTTCAAGGAAAGCCCCGTTCTCGGTGGTATGTGGGACTACTTGCTCTATGGCAAAGATGGTAAGCCCACCACCGTCCTCGAAATGAAGACTTCCAAGCGTGTCGAGGACTGGAAGGACGATATTCCTGAGTATTACGCTTTGCAGGCGGCGTTGTACGCTTACCTTCTCGGCGTGGACGAGGTTATCATGGTCGCTTCCTTCCTCGAACCCAAGGACTACGATGCCCCTGAGAAGTTCGTGTGCAGCGGTGAGAATACCATCACCCGTCCCTTCAAGGTGTCCGAGCGGTATCCTGACTTCGAGAAGAAGTATGTGAAGCCTGCCCTGAAATGGTGGAAGGACTATGTGGAGAGCGGCATTTCTCCCGCCTTTGACGAGCGCAAGGATGCTGAAATCCTGAAAGCCCTCCGCACCAACAACCTGTCTCCTGAAACGGACATGGCGGCGCTGGTCAAGGAAGCCGAAGACCTGAAAGCCAAGCTGGACGCTCACGCCGCTGAGGTGGCCGAGGACGAGAAGCGGTACAAGGTCTTGACCGACATGATTAAGAAAGCCGCAATCGCTCAGTTCCGTGACGGTGACAAGAAGGTGTCTATCGCTGGTTCTGCCTATAATTGGGAAGTCAGCCGTACTTCCACCACGAAGATCGACAAGGACGCTATGAAAGCGGACGGTATTCTGGCGAAGTATACGACCACCGAGGACAGCTACCGCATTTCCCCGAAAGCCTTGAAAGAAGGTGCGTGAAGTGGCACAGAGTATGCAGAGATTGAGCAAAGATGATTTGCTCAAACTTCTCGACCAGTATGCCGATGACGATTTTGTTGGAGTTTTGTTCACAGCAGCTCGTGATATTCACTCCGACCAGTCCACCATCTTCGTATTCTATGACAAAGTAACGGAGGTTTAATTATGAAATTTTCCAAGTTTGTGAAGTCCCTCGCCCCTGATGGCGGCGCTATCTACGAGTACATGGACGAACGCTGGCTTGCTTCCCCGTCCGTACTCATGCTCATTCCCGATGGTATCCGCAGCGTGACCGGGTACAACAACGAGAAAATGCCTGACGGCATTGGTCGCCTGATTTCTCAGGTTGGTTGCACCGAGTACGCCACGCTGGTCAAGGCGGTCATGCCTGAGCCGGACGGCGCAATCAAGGATTGTGTCCGTATCTTCGCCACGCAGGACAGCACCATGACCCTTCCCATCACCAATGATGACTGGTCGTTGATCGAGAAGTCTGACTTCTGCGAAATTCTGTACGCTTACGATCTGGAAAGCGACAAGAGCGTACCGAAAGCCCTGCTGGTCAAGCAGTACGCCAAGTACCCCGATGACGAAGACCAGTTGGTCGGTATCATCTTCCCCTGCGAGTATGCAGAACAGCTCAATTTCCACACCATAAAAGAGGTATGAGCGTTTGTGGTGGTTGCCCCATCTATTACAATAAATATTTCGGTGTTTATTGTGGAGGTGGGTGCTTAGGTCAAAGCGATTGTGCCGAAAACCTAATAACTCTCGTTGCTAATATAGCAGACACTATTACAAGATCAAGAAAGGACGATAAAACAATGGCTAAAATCGGACTCACCGAGGGTTTCACCCTCATTCCCGAAGGTACTCATGTCTTTCAGATTACCGATGTGAAGTATAAGGAAGACTTCGGCAAGCTGGAAATCTATATGCAGACGCAGACCGGCAGTAAGCACATCGAGCGCTTCTCTTTGTTAAAATCTGACGGCTCTCCCAACGAAGGTGCATACAACGCTTTCAGCTACTTCGCCAAGACTGCCCTCGGCAATTTCGACCTGACCGAGATCGACCACACTGACCTGATTGGTCACTTCATCGAGTGCGATGTGGAACATGATGTTCAGGAGAACAAGAAGAAGCCCGGACAGAGCATTACCTTCGTTCGTCTGGCCGATAAGCGCCCCTCTGAGGGATGGGGCGGCTCTGGCAATACAGTTGCTACCCCCGCTGCTAAAACCGCTCCTGCGGCTTCTCAGGCCGCTCCTAAGACCCCGTTGGATTTGGCAGCTCTCCTTGGCTGATACAGAGTGCGAGGGAGGGCTAATTTAAAAGGCTCTCCCTCGCCAATGGTATGTTGAAAACTATGTTGAAAGTGAGGATAAGCTACAATGGCAGAAGCCTATATTTGTTCACTCTCCAAGGTTCAGCGCCACGCTGAAATCTGCAAGGAGATCAACAGGCTCTATGAGCAGAAGAACCATGACTACGGTGACAGCTTTCACCAGACCTTCGTTGAAGAAGGAATGGCGATGGCTCGTATCCGGTTAGGAGATAAGTTCAGCCGCTTTAAGACCCTCTCTCGTAGCGGTGAGCAGAAGGTCAATGACGAGTCTATCCGTGACACCCTGATTGACCTCGCCAACTACGCCATTATGACGGTGCTGGAAATGGAGGTAGTGGAAGATGTTGCAGATTAAAACCATTCGGAACCGTCTGGACAATCCCACCCTTTTTGACGATGAAGTAAATGCGGCTCTGCGTGATGGGTGGACTCTGAAAAAGAGAACCGTTATACGGCCTATCGGCCAGTCCGAGTCCGTCTATATGCACACGATGTTGTATGCAGAGTTGGAGAAGGAGGTCGCTGACGATGACGCTGAATGATTATCAGAAAGCTGCCGAGCGTACCTCCGGCAACCTGACTTCGTGGGATAAGGTTCGCAACGGCTGTTACGGTCTGAACGGCGAAGCCGGAGAGTGCATTGACATTCTGAAAAAGACCGAGTTTCAGGGTCATGCTTTCGACCCGATGAAGATGGTTGACGAGTTGGGCGATGTTCTCTGGTATGTCGCACAGTTGGCGACCGGCTTGGGTGTGACCCTCGAATATGTGGCACAGCACAATGTCGATAAGCTGCTGGCTCGTTATCCTGACGGGTTCGACAGCGAAAAGAGTATCCATAGAAAGGAGTACGAAAATGCCTGACTGCTTCTCCAAGTCCGAAGTGACTGATTTCATGAACTTCATGAAGCTGCCTGACGGAACCTCTGTTGTTTCCGATGACATGATGGAGTACCTGATGGCTTACGGCTTCTTCACCGCCCCTGCTTCCACCAAGTACCACGGCAATTACGAGGGTGGTCTTCTGAACCACTCCCGCATGGTCACGGAGTACCTTCTGGCGCTCACTCAGGCCAATCACCTGATCTGGCGCAAGGCTCGTTCTCCCTTCATCGTGGGTATGTTCCATGACCTGTGCAAGATCGACCAATACCGCCACCCGGTAACAGGCCACATTGAAGAATTTAATGGTGGTTGTACGCCAATTTATGACGAACAGGCGTGGGAGTACAACCCCGACACCCTTCTGAAAGGTCACGGCGATAAGTCCGTCATGCTTCTCTCTCAGTTCTACACGCTGACTGATGAAGAAATTATGTGTATTCGCTACCACATGGGCGCTTTCACCGACAAGTCCGAGTGGAATGACTACACCAGAGCAGTCAGCCAGTACCCGAATGTGCTGTGGACACACCAAGCCGATATGCTGGCAAGCCATGTTGCGGGGGTGTGAAGTATGTATATTCCAACAGTTTCTTTCGATTTCGATGGTGTAATTCATTCCTACCGAAGCGGGTGGAAGGGTGCCGCTGTTATCCCCGACCCTCCCGTAGAAGGGATTAAAGAGGTCATTGAACAACTCATAAGCGATGGTTTATGTGTGGTCATCTGTTCTTCTCGTGCGGAGTCCTTTGAGGGGCAGACGGCGATTGCTGAATGGTTGAAACACTACGGATTTCCTATGGTGCAAATTCAAGCAAGAAAAGTTCCCTCCATCGTTCATGTCGATGACCGTACAATCTGTTTCGATGGCAGAGCAAACAACCTCTACGAACAGATTATCAACTTCAAACCTTGGTATGAAAGGGAGTCTGAAAGTGAAAATCATTGAACCTTCTGTGGAGCTTATCAACGCTCCCGATTATAAGACCCTTCTGACCACCATCGAAGCCGCAGGGCGCACTTGCTACAAGTCCGAGGACAAGATCACGGACGGAAGCGCAGAGAAGTTCGTCCGGGGCATTATCAAGCGTGGTCACGAAGCCGTCATTGAGCATGGCTCTCTTACCGTTCGCTTCATCTGCGACCGGGGTGTGAGCCATGAGATCGTCCGTCACCGTCTGGCGGCGTTCTGTCAGGAGTCCACTCGGTACTGCAATTATGGTAAGGAGGGCTTCGGTGGCGAGATCACCGTCATTCGTCCCTCGACCTTCGCCAAGACCGACTCGACCTACCACATCTGGAAGCGGTCGTGTGAACACGCTGAGGTCGCCTACTTCGATCTGCTGAATGAAGGTTGTACCCCGCAGGAAGCCCGATCTGTCCTTCCGAACAGTCTTAAAACCGAGGTGGTCATGACAGCCGACCTCAGAGAATGGCGACATTTCTGCCGTATGCGTTGCCCCGTAGCGGCTCACCCCGATATGCGGGTCGTTGCCAATATGCTCCTGACCCTGCTGAAACAGACCTATCCCGTCTTCTTCGAGGACATTGAGGTATGAGGATTAAGAAAGCTGGCGGCAAGATATTTGGTGCGGTTCTGAGTGCCGCCGAGAAGAAAGCGATGGGCATGGAAATCAATCGTCAGATCGTAGAAGCCGACAGGCGCTATGCCGATGACATTGACGCTATGGTGCTTTATACCCTCCATGTTCACCTTGGTTTCGGCAAGAAGCGCCTGCGGAAATTCTATGACGCTTTCTCCGCCGAGCATGACCGCCTTATCCAGTATTATCAAATGCCGGACGATTACACATGGCTCTGCAAAGAAATGTTGAAGCGTATCGGCGTTGATGTTGAAGCATGGAACAAAGAAAGGAAAGAACCCGATGAAACTGAAAAGCATTGACGGCAAAGTGCCGTATATCATGGCTGCTGGAAAGGACTTCGTGAAAGATGAAATGTCGTTGGCGGCGGCAGAGCAGATTTGTTCCCGTGGAACGCAGACCGCCAGCAAGCTCTTTCCCGATTTCCCCATCTGCATAGATAACAAGTTCTATTTCGCTGGAACCTCGACAAAGCCCAAGTCCAGCAAGTCTAAGACCCCTTGCGAGGGCTGAGATTTTCAATCTTCCTGTGGTTCGTCACCATTGTCGCAGTCCTCTGTCTGAAATTACCCACGGTTGAGGTTGAAGAACCTTCTCCCGTTGTCGAGGTGGTAGAGGTAGTCACCCCGGAGCCAGAACCGGAGGTGACACCTCAGCCGTGGACAGACGAGGAAGTGATTGTACTGGCGAAAATGCTATGGGGAGAAGCCAGAGGGGTCAGCTCGGACGCTGAGAAAGCCGCTTGTGTGTGGTGTGCGCTCAACCGTGTCGATCATGGCTACGGCGACATTATAACGGTCGTGACTACACCTAAACAATTCGTAGGGTACAACGAGAAAAATCCGGTCGATGATGGTTTGATTACTCTTTGTATAGATGTACTGGCCCGCTGGTATGCAGAGAGAGAAGGTCAGGTTGAGGTCGGTCGTGTCCTCCCTGCGGATTACCTATGGTTCTCTGGCGATGGCGAGAGAAACCACTTCCGCAACGCCTACCGTGGCGGTGATAGATGGGACTGGTCTTTACCGAGTCCGTATGAAAGCTGAGGTAAGCCTATGAGCTATTTGAATATACCCGCTGAACTTCGAGGGGAAAAGGCATGGGTCAATGTATGGGACGGGTCAAAGGTTCCCATGCAGGCCACCGTCAGAAAGGCGGCTTCTTCATCTAACCCGGATACATGGTCAAATTACATTGACGCTGAACACAATGTCCAGCACGGCTACTATGACGGTCTTGGCTATGTGTTTCACGATACAGGGGTTGTAGGTATCGACATTGACGATGGCTTTACTGATGGGCTTCTAAACCCGCTGGCGGCTGATATTATTGGTCGTTGTCACTCCTACACGGAAAAGTCCCGGAGCGGGAGAGGGGTTCACATTCTCGTTCGTGGTGAACTGCCCTTCAAGGGCAAAAATAACCGTGCCGCCGTGGAGATTTACAAGAGTAATCGGTACTTCATCATGACCGGCGAGGTTTTGATCTTTTCCGAGATCGTTGAAAACCAGTCAGCGATTGATTATGTGATCGAGAAGTATTTTCCCGACACACCGAAAGAAAGTAGCTCAGGTACGGTCGCCCCTCAGCGTATTTATTCCCCCATCTACCGCCGCCCCGAAAATGGCAAGCTGCATTTGAAGCCTGAATACCCGCCTATCACACCGGGAAGCCGGAACCTCAGCCTGACTTCTCTGGCGGGTCAACTTCACAACCAAGGATACACCAAAGCAGAAATTTACAAAGAGCTGCTGTATGCCAATCAACAGGCTTGCAAGCCCCCGCTCCCTCAGTCCGAGGTCGAGTTGATTGTCAACAGCGTGACCAGATACAGGAGGTAATTATGAAACCTTATCAGCGTGGCGATGTTGTTGTCATTGATGTTCCTCTGCCTGCCAGCGGTCATGTTCAGGCCGGTAAGCGTCCGTGGGTGGTCGTGCAGAACAATGTCGGCAACCAGTTCTCGCCCACCAGCATTGTCGTTCCCCTGACCACCAAGTTTAAGCGACTGGAAATGCCGACCCATGTTGCGGTCACTTGGGGTAGTTTACAGCCGAGCATGATTGAATGTGAACAGGTTCGAGTCATTGATGTGACCGAAGACTGGAAGTACATTTGCACCCTGCCACCTGAGATCATGCGTCATGTGGACACCGCTTTGAAGAACGCTTTCTTCTATGGGGGGGGTGTAGACGATGGAGAGTGAGAAGAAAATCTGCCCGTTGTCTATGAGTTGCCCCGAAGACATTCCCCTCTGCCCCTGCCAGAAACAGCGGTGTGCATGGTGGGACGAAGACTCTCAGGACTGCGCCGCCTTGGTGCTGGCGAGAGCGATGAAGAAAAGGAAGTGAACCCATGCTTTACAATTTCAACGGAACCCTTCTCAATGTCGCAGACATTGTTACTGTCACGAGTAGTAAGGGTCAGCGGTCGGAATATCCCTTTGTTCTCACGGTTGCCATGAGAAACGGTCAGCAATTCGCTGTCAGTTACCGCAACGAAGTTGACCGCATACGGGAAATTCATGAGATCGCACGAGCCTTTGACCGCTCTGTGGTCAGCCCCGTCACCCACTACGAGGTTGAGTCCATCGTAGAGAAGTATATCAAGAAGGTCAGAGCCGACCTTCAACCCCTGAAAAAGTTCGCAAAGGAGAGTGCTGAAAATGGCTGATGAAATCATGACTGCCCCCGAAGAAGATCAGGAGCTTTTTCAGCTCTCCAATGGTCGCTACATCATGGACGAAGCTCAATCCCGTGTGATGTTTCAAATTAAGGAAGCACAGCCTGAGCATAGTCACCCGATCAGCGGCACGGGGTATTCGTGGGACGAGTCCGGCATGGCGGAGCTGTTCTCCGAGTGCTACAAGAACGATACCCGCTACTGCCCCGAAGCGAAAAGCTGGTTCACCTACTCCGAGGGAGCATGGCGCAAGGATACGGGTTCTCTGCTGGTGGCTGAAAAGATCAAAGAGTTCTGCCGCTTGATGGCTCTCTACTGCGGCGAGATCGCCAATGAAGAACGGCGTTCCGAGTACATGAAGTTCATCGTGAAAATGGGCGACCGGCGCTTCCGTGACCGGCTGATGAAGGACGCTGCCAGTGTGCTTCCTATCGCTTCGGCGGAGTTTGACGCAAATCCCTACCTTATCAACTGCAAGAACGGCACTTTCGACCTCGAAAAGATGGAGTTCCGGGAACACGACTGGAAAGACTTCCTGACCATGCAGACCAACTTCAACTACACCTTGCAGGACGCACGGTGTCGCCGCTGGGAGAAGTTCGTTGCAGAGGTCACTTGTAATGACGAAGACAAGGCTGACTATCTTCAAAAGGCGCTGGGGTACTCCATGCTGGGTATGGCGAACGAAGAATGTATGTTCATTCTCCACGGCAAGACCACCCGCAACGGCAAGTCTACCATGCTCTCGGCAATTCACCACCTTCTCGGTGATTATGCTTCCGTGTCTCCCGTGTCGATCATCTGTAAGGCAGAGCGGTCAAAGAACGCCGAAGCAGCGAACCCCATGCTGGCTTCTCTGAAAGGCAAGCGGTTCGTCACGATGGCAGAGAGCAACCAGTACGGCAAGCTGGACGAGGAAACGATCAAGCAGCTCACAGGCGGCGAGGAAATCAAAGCCCGGAACCTCTATGAGACTGCCACGACCTTCCTGCCGCAGTTCACCCTTTGGCTCTCCTGCAACGATCTTCCCACTGTCAGCGATAAGTCCCTGTTCGCTTCCGACCGTGTGCGAGTGATCGAGTTCAACCGCCACTTCACCGAAGCGGAGCAGGACAAGAACCTGAAAAACGAGTTCCAGACACAGGAAGCTATGCAGGGCATTTTCGCTTGGCTGGTCACTGGGTACTTCAAGTATAAGCGGTTCGGCCTGAAAATGTCTCCCACCATGCGGAAGGTGGTCAACCAGTACGAGCGTGACAATGACTTGTGCCTGCAATTCCTCGAAGAACGCTGTGAGCAGGCAGAAGGGGTCAACACCCGCTCGAAGTCCCTGTTTGACGCATACAAAATTTGGTGTAAGTCCAACGGATACTTCGCCTGTTCCGCCAAACGGTTCAATGCCGATATGGAGACTCACCCTGAGTGGCACGGCGGCAAGGTCGTGTATCAGGGCTACCCTGTCTACAAGAACCTGAGACTGAAAGGAGCGTCCTAATGAACCGTTCATGCAACTCTATCCTCTGCCGCTTCGGCATTCACACCGTAGACCCGTATGTTCACATTCAGGTCAGGTGCCGTAATGGTTCTCACCGTTGGCAGAGCAATTATGAAGTCTGTAAGCGGTGTGGTAAGCGCCTGAGAAAAATCCGTATTGTGAAGGAGCGTCCGTAATGAAAATTACTCTTGATATTCCCGATGGCATTATTGCAGGGTTCTTCAATGGCGTAGAGGTCACGGCTCACGGTATGCAGTTGGTGTCCTATCAACTCAGCACTGATGATCTGAAAGATGGTAACACCGTGAAGCTCCCTCGTAAACAAGAGGTGACAGTATGATTGCCACCAATGATGAACTCGCCCTGCTGGAAAAGTGGAAACGGAAACTCTGCTTGCAGGAGTGGCGGATAAAGCTGTTGACCCACCTTCACCCCGAAGAAATGATGGTGCGTAATACCGCAGGCTGTACCGAGTGGTCAGAAGCAATTAAGACCGCTCGTATTGAGATCATCAACCCTGCCTGCTACGGCGACCGCATTGTGCCGTTCAATTTTGAAAAGACGCTGGTGCATGAGTTGCTACACCTGAAATTTTCCTTCTGGTGTCAGAACGAAGATGATATTGGCGATAGAGTCATGCACCAGATGATTGACGATCTCGCAAGAGCTTTGACGGAAGGGGACAGCGATGATGAAACCTGAATACTGCCCCGATTATGTGGGCGTTGCCTGCGTTGATGGCACTTGCCCTGTTGACAACTGTGAAGAATACGCCGAGCGGTGTATGCCTGTCATTTCCTGTTGCCGGGACTGCTTCTATTATAAAGGTTGTGAAGACTGTGCAATCTCTGACGATTGCGACCGAATGGAGGATAAACATGAGTAAAAAGTGTGTATGTGGCAATGAAATGACTCGTGAAGACTGGAAGCACGAGTGGGTCTGTCATCGTTGTGGACGAAAGCGGCCTATCCCACTACCCCCGATGTTCACCGCCTTCATGTGCCGTAAATGTGAACACCTTCTGTATGTTGAGGAAGACGAGGACTTTCCTCAGAAGCTCGGAAAAATCGCCGCCAAGTCCTGTCCCTGCTGTGGTGAACAGGAAGAAGGGCTGTGGAGACTTCTCGGCAGAGCGGAAGGGTTCGAGGGAACCGTGTTCACGGAGGAAAGCGATGAAGACTGAGAAAAAGAACCTTCGCCGTATTTCTATCGTAGTCACAGCGCAGACCAAAGGCAACCTTGAACGACTGGCGGCGGTCTGCGGCTACTCTGAGATCGGTCGAGTGGTTGACAAGCTCACCCGTGAGAAGATGATCTCCCTCCACGACTTTGAAAGAAAGGAGAAGTACCATGAATGATGTAATGGAGCAAATCAAAACGCTTTCTGCCACCTTGGACGAGGAAACCACCCGCTTCCACCCTACCGGCAGATTGCTGTTGTTGGGTTCCTACGAGAGCGTATTTCTGAAAGCGGTCAAGCGCAAGGCTGACCTGTTAGGCATTGACTGTGACCTCACTCAGTACCCTTGCCCTCCGTACAAGGCCGTGGTAGTGGACAGAGAAACCGTCCCGTCTGACATTAAGCTCACCGCTGAGGTTGACATTGACCACTCCTACTCACAGGGAATGTCATCGGTGTCTCAGGCAACTTTGGCGCTCCTGCTGGCATTGGACTTAGTTCATGCTAAGGACATTACCATTGTAGGCCGGGGTCACGCTGTTCAGAACTTGGCAAAATACCTCACCCTCGGTAATGCAACTGTGACGGTGGCGCACTCCAAAACCAAGAGTCTCTTGCAGGCCACAATGAACCGTGATGTGGTGATTTACGCCACGCCGACTATCACGAAGGACATTTCCTACAACACCTGCGATCTGGTCATCGACCTCGGCAACAGCGTTCCCCACCCTGACCGCTTCAACTGTCCCTATGTGAACAGAATTGGTCAGCTTACCGTGAGCGTGTTGCTCAACCGCTTTGCGAGAAAGGAGCATAGAGCATGAGTGACATTCTGACAACTATCGCCGCCGTTGAATGGATTGTTGTAGGCTGTCTATTCCTCTGGCGACTGCGCCACTGGAACCGCCGCTTTTCGGAACTCTATGACGAGCTGCGAAAGGAGATCGACCATGAATAAGGAAGACGCTCACATCGTTGTGGCGATGGCAAATCATAGCATGAATATTGGTGAAGTCTCTCGTCAACTTTTCATGCACAGGAACACCGTGACCTATCATCTGGACAAGGTGAAGCGGCAGACCGGGTTAGACCCTCGGCGGTTCTATGATTTGGTCGAGCTGGTGAAGATGGCGCAGGAGGTGTTGGAAAATGGGTCTTGATATTACGGTCATGGAACGCAAAGATGTCCGTTGCCCTCATTGTGGTGAGGTCATCAATACGGTAGATGTTGCCAGCACCAACAGCGGTGGTCGGCTTTGGTACGACTTTCTGGAAAAGCTCGGTTACTATGTCCCCTATGAGAAGCGTACCAAGGATAATGACTGGTACGGCAAGGACATGGTTCTTGACAACGAGCAGGCAAAGCAGTTTGTCGATTACGCCGTAAAGAAAGAGGTCTACAACTGGGACGGTGTGGAGAGTGTTGTGGCGGAAGCACTCGCCCACGGAAACAAAGTGGTCATCAATGCCGACTGGTAGTTAGGTGACAAAGGTGATAAAGGTGAGTGTTTCTGCAAAGACTTTTTTCAAATTGGCGTGTTTTGAAAAAATGTTTTTCTAATTTTAGGTGAGTTAGGTGAGTAATCAGGCATAAATGCCTATAACTCTCTCTTATACGCGCGTATATAGAAATAGTTATAGGGAAATGCACCCGATTACTCACCTTTATCACCTTGGCGACTTTGAAAGGAGAAAACGACTATGGCAGACGAAATTGTGGAAAAGCGTGGTCGTGGCAGACCGAAAGGTACTGGCGGCAATAAGCGGCCTGATAAGAGTGACGCTATGAGTGTTCACATGGAACCGGGTGAAAATCGGAAGTATATTACCCACTCGCTGAGAATGTGGGATTGGGAGACACCCGACATGAAGGAGCCTGCACAGGTCAAGGAGCGCATTGGTCAGTACCTTGAAATCTGTGCTGAGGACGATATGAAGCCGAGTGTGGCAGGAATGGCATTAGCTTTCGGAGTACACAGGAAAACATTGTGGGCATGGGCTAATGGTATCGACAGCGACTATTTGCCCCCCGCAAGCCGTGACCTTATAAAAAAAGCGTATCAATTTTTGAACGCACAGATGGAAGATTACGCACAGAACGGAAAGGTCAACCCTGTCACGGCGATCTTCCTGATGAAGAACCATTTCGGCTATGCGGACAAGCAGGAGGTCGTGTTGACACCCAACCAGCAGCTCGGAAATCAGGTTCCCGCCGAGGACTTGGAGAAGAAGTACCTCGAAGATGTGGTGGGTGCGTCCAGCGACTATGACTCGGAGGACTGAGCGACTTTCCCGACTTTTGCGACTATGGCTTACGACTATGCCGAGCGACTTTGCGACTTTCGCCCGAACGACTTTGCGACTTTCCGGCGAGGGTCTGCGACTTTGACAGAGCTGCCGATCTCCCCACGGGGTCGGCGGCTTTTCCTTTCCCCGGGGCGGCGGCGGATTCCACCGGGGCGGCGGCGGATTCCACCGGGGCGGCGTTTTTCGCCTTTTATATGTATAGTACATTTTCTTTTAAGTTTTCGGACGGTGGAAAGCATCAAGAAAAAACTTGAATTATTTTTAGAAACTCTATTGACATTCAAGTTAAAACTTGATATACTCCAATCATCAAGTTAAAACTTGAAATTGAAAGGGGTTTTTACAATGACAGTTAAACAGTTTTCAGAAGTAGCAGCGGGGCGCATTTATTTGAATGATTTCGGAAGTTCTCTTTCCGCCGTTCCCGGTTCCGTTCTCTTTGATGCTATCAAAGATTGTAAGATTTGTGAAATTGAAAGCCGGGGCGGAGATTTCGAGATCACATTAGAAAAACAGCTTGTGCGGGAATGAGAAAGGGGTTTATATCATGAAAAAGATTTTTGATTTACCCGTTTGCGGTTATGACCGGGCAAAAAGTTTTTACGGAAAGGCGAAAATCATTGAAACGGAAAACGGCGAAAAAGTTTTGCAGTCCTATAATACTTTTGTTTGTCGTATCACGGCGGCGGGGCGGTTCGTTCGTATGTGGGGCGGTTATTCTGCTACTACAATGCGCCATGTGAATAGCTTTCTTTCATTCTATGATATGAACGGCGGCGGAAAAGCGTGGTGGGATATGCAACCGGTAGAAACGGAAAAGCCGAAAGCGGCGGATATGACCCCCGGCGAAAGTTTGAAAGCCATGTATAACCGCCGTACCGCTAACAGCGTGAATTATTGAAAGGGGTGTATAAAATGAAATTCAAGACAACACAAAAGGAAATCCGGGCGAATTACAATAAAATTATTTGCGTTCCCTATTGCGGTTTACAAAACCTTTTGAATTATGAAATCCCCGTTGCGTACACGGTACGCCGTGAGGGTTGGGCGGCTGATATTTACGATATGGGCGGCGGGGTTGCCATTGTAACAGGTTATGCCCCATTCGGAAATATTCGCCCGTCCTATGAATTGCGGGAACGGTACGAAACGCAAGCCGAAAAAATCCGCTATGATTATAGCCTTTCCTATGAACAACAGCGGGAAAGCCTGAAAAGCCTTGCAAGGGATTTTATAAAGGGGGTTTACAATCATGAATAAACGGGAATATTGTGAAAGCCGGGAAAGCATTGCCTATTACAGCGGCTTAAATGGCCTTGAAATCAAAGGCATTGAATACGGTATAAACGATTTTGTTTATTGCGTTTCCGGTTGTTGGTATGGCGGGAAAGCGGCGCAGCGTTTCCACCGTTGCAAAATCTACTACCCCGCAAACGGGAAAGATAGCGCATTTTTCCGGGTGCATGGGCATAAAATTCCGCTTGACGAATGTATTAGAATGGGGGTTTAATTATGAATTATATTTTCAAAACAACGGCAACAATGAAAGAATACAACAATAAAAAGTGGTACATTGACGGCGATATTATTTCCGATATGCGCATAGATGCGGATAGCGTGGAAAATGCGCTTGAAATTTATCGGGAACGGGTGGAAGAAAAGCATTATATTAACATTTCCAAAAATGCCATGAAAAACAAGTCGGAAATGTTCGCTGATCTGTTAGACGGAAGTGTAAAACAAGTTGGTTATGTTATCACGGGCAAAACAGAATTTGACAGGGGCGATTATACCGGGTATAGTACCCAATATATTGATCTGTGGGTAACAATTTTAACCGTTGTCGATACGGTATTTTAACGGGGGTGTAGGGTATGATATACGCAAGGAAAAAGCACGGCGGCGCAAGCTGCTATCTTGTATCCCCCGACACGGTGCAAGCGTTTATATGCTATGAAACATGGGCGCAAGGGGTTGCAAATTGCTTTTGTAATATCACGGTAAAGCCATATAAAGGCCGCAAATATAACCCCGCTTTTGTTTGGGTGTGCGTGGGTTGAAAGGCGGTGAAAGCGTGTATCTGATTTTATTATTGCTTTTGCTGCCGGTGCAAATCCTGATTGAAATATTGAAATTGAATAAGTGAACGCCGCCCCGGTACTATTCCGGGGCGGTTGTTTTTTGTGCTTTTTCGGCCTGTTTAGGGCGGCGTGAATGGGTGACGGGGGCGGGGGATATGCCAGCGGCAGCGAGGGCGGGGTGAGCTGAAAAATACCCGCAAAAAATAAAAAGGTAATACTCAAGAAATATCTTGACAAGTTAAAACTTTAATGTTATCATGCTCTCAGAGGTGATAATTATGACTTCCAAAGAAATTGTAAACAATCTCATGCGAGCACAAGGGGTAAGCAACGCTGAAATGGCAGCTAAACTCAATTTGACACAAGCTGCCCTTTGGGACAGACTCAACCCCAAAAAGACTAACAACATGACCGTTAAAAAGTTCAACGAAATGCTCAAAATGCTTGATTACAAAATTGTAGCGGTTCCTCGAAAGACCCGTCTGCCAGAAGGAGGTTTTGAAGTTGACTGACACGATGATACTTGCATTTAACGACACAGAGGTTCGTAGTATTACCGAAGAAAACGAAATCTGGTTCGCATTGGTCGATGTCTGCAAAATTCTCGAATTAAGCAATCCAAGACGAGTTGCCCAGCGGCTTGACGATGACGAGAAACGTAACTTCAAGTTACGTTTGCCGGGTCGTGACCCTTGGTTTGTAAATGAGCCGGGATTGTATCATGTTATCCTTACATCGAAGTCTGAAAAGGCTGTACCTTTCCGCAGATGGGTTACGCACGAAGTTCTTCCGTCCATTCGTAAACAGGGCTTCTACTCCCTGCTGACAAAAGAGAAGTTGATTGAAGTTTTGACTGACAAACAGCGTGAGGACAACACCTATCTTGACTGCATTGATAAATCGGCTATCAAACGTCAAGTTTTGCAAAAAACGAGAGAAAAACGGATTGAAGAAACCCGAAAGATATGGGTCAGAGAGTTTAACGGCAAAGTTGAACCTGATTTCTCGCCGGAAATCAAAAGGGAATTGAGTCAGATTTGGGAGGGAGATATGCCTATGTTCCATAAATATCTCGACAAATACCACTCAGATTGCTATAAGAAGCAAAAAGGTAAACCTATATTGTTTTAACGAGCGAAGATAGATATAGCTCACAAGCTATTGAGTTATATAACTTTCTCTTAGTACGCGCGTATATGGGGAGTTTATACACTCTAATAGCTTGTAAGCTATTACGGAAAGGAGAACGACATGACAGTAAAAGAAATCGTCTATCTGCTGTCTACGAAACAGGGATTGACCCAAGATGACTTAGCCAATAAGATCGGCTACACCAATCAAGGGAGTGTCGCTCGTCCTCTTTCCCGTAATGGTGGAATGACCATGCAAGTTGACACACTCATTCGCTGGTTGGAGGCTTTGGACGCTCAAATCGTCATTGAACCTCTTGACGGTGATGACGGGTATGTTTTGGACGGGGAGAAAGAGTTATGAGATGGGGATATGGTCGAGTTAGTTCTAAAGGACAACGGCTCTATGGTATGTCGCTTGAAGATCAGCTTGAAAGGCTGCTGGCGCAGGGTATTGACCAAGAGCATATCCTACTGGATACCTACACTGGCACGAAGATCGACAGGCCAAAGTTTAACGAAGTTCTCTCCAAGCTGGAACCCGGTGACGAATTGGTGGTGTGCAAGCTCGACCGCTTTGCCCGTACTGCTCCCGAAGGAGCCATGTTGGTTCGTGACTTGGTGGAACGAGGTATCAAGGTCAACATTCTCAACATGGGCGTTGCGGACAATACGCCAATGGGAAAAGTTATGGTGACAGTCATGCTTGCGTTTGCCGAGTACGAGCGAGATATGATCGTTGAAAGAACCAGCATGGGTAAGGCCATGAAGCGTGAACATGACCCTGATTGGCGGGAAGGTCGCAAATTAAAAGAAATTGACAACGAGCAGTTTGAAAAACTCGCTCAAAAACAAAAAGACGGTCTTATTACCGTGGCGGACTGCTGCCGGGAGCTTGGTATCAGCCGCTCTACATGGTATGACCGGGCAAGAAAGGTTGGTTGATAATGGCGTACTATCAGTTTTCATTACCCATGACTACCAGCGAAAGTTATCAGCTTATCAAAAGAGTCTGTGAACACTCTTGTACTGTTAAACAGGAGTGTCCGAATGAGAGCATTGAGGTTCGGACAAAGTTTCGCATGGGGAAGGGTTCTCTCCCGTTTGTGTTTTATCTGAGGGAACTGGAAGACGGAACTGAAATCATGGTCAGCTCGGATAATGCAACACTTACGGGCGCTTTGGTGGCGATGAATGGAAATAAACCAGAAAGCGTTTGGGATTTGCCGGACAAAGAATGGAGTGATCTCATTGAGGATTTCCGAAAAGAATATCCCACCTTCCCCTTGCAAGTTGGAAAGCCTGTTCCGGTTGCCGCTGAGCTTTGTGATGATGGCATGGAGCAGGAGTCAATTAGCCGGGGCAAAAATGTATCTCTCGGTAGAGCGGCGGTTGGCGGTCTGATGTTTGGCAGCGCCGGTGCCGTGGTAGGAGGTTTTAGCGGCATCAAAAAGGCCACGAGCCAATCCCGAAACATCTTTTCTGCTACCGTTCTTTTCAGGGTGCTTTACAGCAACGGAAGGTTGATTGAGAGAACGGTCAAGAAAAACAGTAGGGAATTTGCCGAGCTGATGGCAAGATCAAGATAAGACTTCCGTAAAGACGGAAGGACAGCCGAGGGGCTATCTCAAAAGAGGTAGTCCCTCTTTTTATCTGGAAAGGAAATGCACATGAATTATGAAAAACTCTCCGGCTCTATTCGAGCTGTGATCGACCGCCGACCGGAGGACAGCGGAGCGTACAGCGACCTTTTTTCTCTGTGTCGGGAGTGGGAAACCGAGGATTTCTCGGCAGCTCATAAGGCGAACAAGGAGCTGCTGACGCTTTCTGCCGATCAGGTACGACACGGCGGCGGGGTTAAATTCTATGAACAGTGGCGGCGGTGTCTTCTCTTTGAAGCGCCCCATGATTTTGACTCCTTCATGACCTACATTGAACTCGACCGCAAGCCGGAAAAGCGGTTCTATGCTCCCCGGAAACACTATCTCAGACCGATGGTACAGGGGTTTCAAGATGTTCTGGACGGGAAGCTGCGTCTTTTGACGATCTCCATGCCGAAACGAGCGGGAAAGTCTCAAACGGGTATCAATTTTGTGAATATGCTCTCCGGGAAGTTTCCTGACCGCTCGACCCTGATGGAAGGGACAGGCGACGACCTTGTAAAGAGCTTCTACAATGGTTGTCTGGAATATCTGACGGTTCCAAACGAGTACCTGTTCTACGATGTATTCCCGGACGCACGGCTGGTACAGACCAACGCCGACACGAAGACGGCGAACCTGAAAAGCAAGTCCCGTTTCCCCACCATCATGTGTCGTTCCATTGACGCTCGACAGGTGGGCTTGTCCGAAGCCACCAATGTCCTCTACCTCGATGACTGCGTAGAGGGTCGTGAGGAAGCGAAGAACCGCCAGCGGCTTGATGACAAGTGGGAAGTGATCTCTGGTGATATTATGGGTCGTGCCATTGAAGGTACGCCAATGGTTTTTACCGGCACTCGCTATTCCCTGTACGACCCCATCGGTCGTGTGCAGGAACACGCACAGCGGGAGGGGTGGGCTTGGAGAGCGATTGAGATACCCGCCCTCGATCTTGTAACGGACGAGAGCAATTATGAGTATGAGCGGGAGGGAAAAAAGGTTTTCACCACCGCCTATTTCCGGGAGCAGCGGGAGCTTCTAAGTGCGGAGCAGTTTGAGAGCGAGTTCCAGCAACAGCCCTTTGAAGCGAAGGGTCTGCTGTTCAATAAGGACGAGCTGAACTACTTCTTCGAGCTGCCGAAAGACCGTGACCCGGACACCATCATCGCCGTTGGCGATACGGCGGAAAGCGGCTCGGACTCGACTTCCATGCCGGTGGCGAAGATTTACGGCAGTGATGTGTATATCGTTGATGTGGTCTTTGATGACTCCCCCGCTGAGGTGACGAAGCCGGAATGTGCTAAGTGCCTGATCGAGAACAAGGTTGCTTCCGCTGTCTTTGAGTCCAACAACGCCGGTCAGTATTTCGCCAGAGATGTTGACCAGATCATTCGAGATCGAGGGTATTCCGTGGGTATCCGCACGAAACGCACAATCTCCAACAAGCAGACCCGTATCGAGTTCGCTTCCGATAACATCAAGAAGAACTTCTACTTTAAGCACCCCTCCACCTACAAGCGGGGCAGTCAGTATTGGAACTTCATGAAGGAAGTGACCACCTACACCCGCTCCGGCAAGGTTCCGCACGATGACGCTCCTGACTCCCTCTCCCTGTTGGAGAACGAAATCCGTATGCTGTCCGGGGGTAAGGTGGAGGTCTTCAAGCGTCCCTATTGAAAGGTTGGTTTTGACAAATGTTGTGGCGAATGGTATGATAAAAGGTTAGTATTGACAACCATTGGAGAGTTTGGTACAATGATAAGAGAGATAATAGGTAGAGGGAAGGAGGTGCTGTAAGTGGGTGCGAGAGCGTTGTTTGGTCGCCGTGTGATCTATACCGATGTTGCCGAAATCAATGCCGGGAACATCATTGATGTTCTGCAAAAGGCTTTGTTCGTCCATCTGCAAAACAGCGCCGACATTGACTATCTCTATCGGTACTATCGTGGAGATCAGCCCGTGCTTTATCGAGAAAAGGAAGTACGGCCTGAAATCTGCAACAAAGTCGTTGAGAACCGAGCCAATGAGATCGTGTCCTTTAAGGTCGGCTATCTGATGGGCGAACCCGTCCAGTATGTGAGCCGAAGCGATGACGAGAGCATTTCCGCTGAGGTCAGCCGCTTGAACGATTATGTTCTCAGTGAGGATAAGCCTGCCAAGGACAAGGAACTGGCGGACTGGTCGCACATTGGCGGCACTTCCTATCGCATGGTGCTTCCTGATGGGGAAGCCGATGCAGAGGAAGACGAAGCCCCCTTCGAGATTTTCACCCTTGACCCCCGCTTCGCCTTTGTGGTCTACTCCACCGCCCTCGGCAACCATGCCATGATGGGCGTGAAGTATGTGAAGGACGAGAACGGAAACCTGATTTTCAGTTGCTACACCCGTGACCACTACTACGAGGTGGAGAATACTTGGGCGATCATTCGGAGCGAACCTCAGATTTTGGGTATTCCCATCATCGAGTACCCGGCAAATAAGGCTCGGCTGGGAGCCTTTGAGATCGTCCTCCCTCTGCTGGACGCTATTAACACCGTGGAGAGCAACCGCCTTGACGGTGTGGAGCAGTTCGTACAGGCGCTCATGCTGTTCCACAATGTTGATATTAACACCGAGGATTTCCGCCAGCTTCGTGACGAGGGCGCTATCAAGTACAAGGACATTGACCCGCAGTTCAAGGCGGAGATCGAGTATCTGACCTCGGAAATGAACCAGACACAGACGCAGACCCTTGTGGACAGTATGTATAACACCGTCCTGACGATCTGCGGTATGCCGAACCGCAACGGTGGTTCTTCCACCAGCGATACCGGTTCTGCGGTCATCATGCGTGATGGTTGGTCGGCGGCGGAAGCCAGAGCGAAGGACTCCGAGCTGATGTTCAAGCAGTCAGAGAAGGATTTCTTGAAGCTGGTTCTGCGTATCTGCCGTGACCTGAGCGACCTGACGCTGAAACTCAGTGGTCTGGAAATCCGCTTTACCCGCAGAAATTACGAGAATATCACGGAAAAGGCAAATGTGCTGACTGCTATGCTTGCCAATCCGAAGATCGCCCCGGTTCTGGCCTTTACTCATTGTGGTTTGTTCTCTGACCCGCAGCTTGCGTACCGTATGAGTATGGATTACGCTGAGGAACAGGAGAAAAAGGCCGCTGAACTCGCAACCAAACAGAAGGAGGTTAATCCTGATGGTGGAAACAAGGGAGCTGAAACTGACCCCGGAAGCGGTCAGCAAGATTGAGGAAATCTTAAAGCACCACAATCAGGCGGAAGTCAAGGTGGAGGACAGCTCCATCGTGGTTATTGAGATACGCCGGAAAAAGAAATATTGAGTGGGTCAGGCAAGGGCTTGACTGACAGCCGTGGGGCTACTGATACCGAAAAGGTATTGGTAGCCCTTTTATTTTTCCTTCTAATGCCCTCGGAGTTTTCGGACAGTCCGTGAAAGCTCAGTCTTTTCGGAGATATGAGAAAGGCGAAGACAATGATTTGACCGCCGTAAGGCGTTGAATGGTCAGGGAAGACCTTAATCGCAAACGGGAGACAACCCGTAAAAACAGAAAATAGTGCTGAGTGAACAGCCTTGTTAAACGCAGGAGGTAATCATTATGGCAAAGATCGACACCAGCAAAATCACGGGCTATGCGGAAATGTCTGCGGAAGACAAGCTGAAAGCTCTGGAAGCGTTCGAGTACGAAGACAACGCCGCCGAGCTGGAAAAGCAGAAAGCCGCTGTTTCCAAGGCCAACTCCGAAGCCGCTGAGTGGAAGCGCAAGCACAACGCTCTGTTGGGTGAGGACGAGAAGAAGAAGCAGGAGCAGGAGGAAAAGTTCGCCAACATGGAGAAGGAGCTTTCCGAGCTGCGGGAAGCCAAGCGTGTTTCCGAGTTCAAGGCCAAGTTCATCGCTCAGGGTTATGACGAGGTTCTTGCCGAGGACACCGCAAAGGCAATGGCTGATGGTGACTCTGCCAAGGTGTTTGCCAACCAGCAGAAGTTCCTTGACGAGTATACGAAACAGGTCAAGGCTGACGCTCTGAAAAAGACCCCCAAGCCCACTCCCGGTGCCGGTGGCGGTACTGGCGAGATGGATTACGCCAAGAAAATCGAGGAAGCACGGACAAACGGTGATTTCGCCGCCGTTGCTTACTACACCCGCCTGCAAGCCGAAGCGGAAGCGCAGGCGAAAAAAGAGTAAAGGAGAGTTTTTACTATGGCAGATCAGTTTGCTATGAGTTTCGGGGTACTCAATTACTCCGGTATGCTCTTTAACAAGGGCAACACCCGCACCCCTCTGAGTTCTATCATCGGCGGTCGTGCCAAGACCACCAACCATGTTGAGTTCGTGACCGGTCAGGAGTTCACCTCTGGCGGCGGCGCTCAGCCTGCTATCAGCGAGAGTGCTTCTCTGACCGCCCCTGACGCTACCGTTGTGACCCGTGCGCAGAAGACCAATGTGACTCAGATCTTTCAGGAGTCTGTGGGCATTTCCTACGGGAAGATGTCTAACATGGGTACTCTGAGCGGTATCAATGTGGCGGGTCAGCAGGCCAACCCCATGAACGAGCTGGACTTTCAGGTTGCCGCCAAGATGATGAAGGTCAATGCCGACATTGAGTACACCTTCATTAACGGCGTTTACAGCAAGGCCACTGATGATACCAAGGTCAACAAGACCCGTGGTCTGGTTCCCGCAATCACTTCCAACACTACGGCGATGGCTTCCAAGCCCCTCGGCCTGTGGGATATTGCCGACATGGTGAAGAAGATTTACGGCGCTCACGCCCCCACCGATGGCCTGTGCCTGTGGTGTGACGCTGTGACCATGTTCCAGATCAACGCTGACGCTGTTCAGAACGGTCTGACCGTGGTTCCCGCTGCCCGTAACATCAACGGTATCGCCCTGTCCAGCGTGGTCACGCCCATCGGCGTTGTCTACCTGTATCTTGGCGAGTACCTGCCTGCCGGTACTGCCCTGCTGCTGAACCTGAGCGTTCTGGCTCCCGTTTATCAGCCTGTCCCCGGCAAGGGCAACTTCTTCCTTGAGCCGCTGGCAAAGGTCGGCGCTGGTGAGAAGTATCAGCTCTTTGGTCAGATTGGCCTTGACCACGGCCCTGAGTGGTTCCACGGTAAGTTTACCGGTATCTCTACCGAGTTTACCGCTCCCACTTACAGCCGCAGCGTCTTTATCGCCAATGACGCAAACAACCCTGTGAACACTAAGGCCGTTGCTGGCGGTTAAGAGTAGCGCAGGAGTAAACCCAACATTTTAGAAAGGAAAGGTGGAAAGCATGACGGACGCTGAGAAGTTGAAAATGGTGAAAGCCATGACCGGCGAGACAGACGAGGACACGCTTTCCACCTACCTTTCTATCGCCGGAAACAAGGTGTGCCGCAAGGCATACCCCTTCGACCCCACCGTGACCGCTGTTCCTGACCAGTACGCTCACATTCAGGTGGAGATCGCCGTGTATCTGCTGAACAAGCGGGGAGCCGAAGGGCAGACCGCTCACAGTGAGAACGGTATCTCCCGCTCCTATGAAGACGGCGATGTGCCGCCTACGCTGCTGAGGGACATTGTTCCCTTTGCCGCTGTGATGGGAGGTTGAGTGCATGAGAACGCTGAACCGCAACAAATCGCCCTTCTGGTATCTTCTGTATGACAGCAAGGCTCCCGTCAAGGACGAGTACGGCAACGAAACCGGCGAGGAACTGGTGGTTTACAAGCCTGCCGTGGCGATGAACGCCAATATCTCGGCGGCGACCGGCTCCGCTCAGGTGGAGCAGTTCGGTAATTTCGCAGGGTACGACAAGGTGATCGTTACCGATGACCTGAGCTGCCCCATTGACGAGAATACCGTGCTGTTCATCGACAAAGAACCGCAGTATGGCAAGGACGGGAAGCCGCTCTACGATTATATGGTCAAGCGGGTCGCCAAGTCCCTCAACTCCATTTCCTATGCGGTCAGTAAGGTGACGGTATCGTGAGTCAGACGATCAATGTTCCGCTCTCCGGGAGAGGGATTGAGCAGCTGATACGGGAAACCGAGAACTGGAAGAACCGGCTTCAAGAGCGGACTGCGGTCTTTCTCGACCGGGTGGCGCAAGAGGGCATGGAAAGAGCTTCTGTTAAGTTCTCGCAGGCTGTTTATGACGGCACAAATGATGTTTCCGTGACGGTGGAACCCCGTGGGAACAATGTTCGAGCGGTGGTGGCGACAGGCGGAGCTACCCTGTTCATTGAGTTCGGTACAGGCGTGACCTACCCGGACGATCACCCGGAAGCGGGAGAACTCGGTATGAAGCGTGGCGAATACGGTCAGGGTCACGGCAAGCAACACTCCTGGGGTTATTACGGCGACCCCGGCACGAACGGAGTGCTGAAAGAAAAGAAGAACGGCGGGTTCGTGGTCATCACCCACGGCAATCCCGCCAATATGCCGATGTATGAAACGGTAAAGGAGCTGCAAGACCGGCTCACGGAAATTGCGAAGGAGGTGTTTTCATGATTGATGTGGAGAGTCAAATCTACACGCCGATTGCGGAAGCCCTGAGAGCGCAGTTTCCCGGTATCTTGGTCAGCGGCGAGTATGTCAATGCTCCTACCCGTTTTCCCTATGTGAGCTTGGTGGAGCAGGATAACTACACCACGGAAGCTCACATGGACAGCGGCGATACGGAGAGGTTCGCCACGCTGATGTACGAGGTGAATGTCTACTCCGATAAGGCAGGCGGTAAGAAATCCGTTTGCCGAAAAATCATGAGGTTTGTGGACGATCTCATGTACGCCAAGAATTTCCGGCGTATTTCTCTGTCCCCGGTTCCCAATTTGGAGAACGCAACAATCTACCGTCTGGTTGCCCGATACAAGGCTGAAACGGACGGAACCACTCTTTATAGGAGGTAAATGAAATGGCTATTTCCACCTACAAGGTTTTTCTGATGAAGAAAGCCGACACTGGCGAACAGTGGAGCAAGCTGATCGACATTAAGGAGTTTCCTGACCTCGGCGGCGAACCCGAAATGCTGGAAACCACCACCCTGAGCGACAATATGCAGACCTACATCGCCGGTATCCAGTCCCTCGATGGTCTGTCCTTCACCGCCAACTACACGCTGTCTGATTTCCAGACCCTCAAGGCTTTGGAAGGCAAGAAGGTCAGCTATGCGGTCTGGTTTGGCGGCACGGAAAGCGCCGGTGTGGTCACTCCCGATGGCTCTAACGGTAAGTTCTCCTTTGACGGTGAGCTGTCCGTGTATCCCGTGGGCGGCGGCGTGAACGAAGTGGTGAACATGAACATCACCATCGCTCCTTCCACCCCCATCGCTTTCTCCGCAACCTAAGACACCAACAATCGCCGTATTGATAAGGAGGATTTATCATGGCAAAGCAGTTGACGATCAATGACCCTACTACCGGTGTGACCTACACGCTGGAATACACCCGCAAGACCGTTGAAGCAATGGAGAAGAACGGCTTTGTTGCCGCCGATGTGGAGCGCAAGCCTATGACCCTGCTTCCGGCTCTGTTTGCCGGTGCGTTCCTCGCTCATCATCGGTTCGTGAAGCGTGATGTGATCGACAGCATTTACGCTCGTATGAACCACAAGGACGAGCTGATTTCCGCTCTGGTGGAGATGTATAACGACCCCCTGCTGAGTCTGCTGGACGAGCCTGAGCAGGAGGGCAACGAGGGAAACCTGAGCTGGAAGACCGGCTGGTAAGCGACCGATCTTCCAGAAGTGAGGGGGGCGGCGGCGACCATCGCCCCGCTCCCCTTCTCGCTTACACGCAAAAGTTTTATGAGGTTTTCCCGTACTATCTTTCCATCGGCATGACCTATGAGCAGTTTTGGGAACAGGATTGCGAATTGGTGAAGTATTACCGAAAGGCGGCGCAAATCAGGCAAGACCTGAGAAATCAAGACGCTTGGCTCCAAGGAGCTTATTTTTACGAAGCTCTTATTGATGCTGCCCCGGTTCTTCGTGCTTTCGCCAAGAAGGGAACCAAGCCCACGCCGTATCGGGAAAGCCCCTACGAGCTGTTCAGTCGGCAGGATAAGAAACAGCAGAAGCAGCTTCAAGAAAAACACGATGACCAAGCTAAGGCATACATGGAAGCCTTTATGGTATCGGTCAATAAGAAATTTCAAGAGAAAGGTGGTGGCGTAAGTGGCTGACAATGTGGAAATTCAGGGGTTGGAGTTTCAGATCGTCAATGACAGTACGCAGGCGGTCACAGGACTTCAAAACCTGATTAACACGCTCAATCGTTTGAAAACCGCTACCAACGGCGGCGCAACGGGTCTGAGCAAGACCGCTCAGGGTATTCGGGAGCTTTCCAATTCTCTGAAAGGATTGAACAGTGGTGATGCTTCGCAGAAGATCACCCGGCTTACCAATGCGCTGACCGCTTTGAGTCAGGTTGGAAATGTGAAGATTTCTTCCTCCATCGCCAACCAGCTCACGGCAATCAACACCGCTCTCGCTGGCCTGAAATGGACGGACGGCGACAAGCTGACTTCCCTTGCCAACGGTTTACGCCCTCTCTCTGAGTTGGGTAAGGCTAATATGACCACCTTTATCAATCAGCTCTCCAAGCTGCCGAAGGTGATCGAGGATTTGGAAGCGGCGGACATTGACAAGTTCACACAGCAGATGACCGCTCTTGCCGCCGCCATGAAGCCTTTTGCCGATGAAATGCAGAAGGTGTCCAACGGTTTCTCGGCGTTTCCGTCCAAAATCCAAAAGCTGATTACCAGCACGGAGAAATACAACGCTTCTGCCCGTAAAGCAACCTCCACCACCGGGGAGTTCACGAGCGGATTGAAAGCGTTGAATGTCGCCGCTGTTGCAATCACTTTCCGCAAAATCGGTCATTTTATCGCACAGGCGGTCACGGAGTCCAATAAGTACCAAGAAGACTTGAACCTGTTCACAGTTGCCTTGGGGCAGTATGCAGATGAAGCAAAAGAATATGCAGAATATGTATCTGACATTATGGGAATTGACCCGGCACAGTGGCTTCGCAATCAGGGTATTTTCAACACGCTGCTGACCGGCTTCGGTGACACGGCTGAACGAGCGCAGCTCATGAGCCAAAACCTGACGCAGTTGGGCTATGACCTTTCTTCGTATGCAAATATTCCTATCGAAGAAGCTATGTTGAAGTTACAGTCCGGTATTTCCGGCGAGTTGGAACCTCTGCGGCGCTTGGGCTACGATCTATCGCAAGCAAAGTTACAGCAAACAGCACTTAACCTTGGTATCAAGGAAAGCGTTGCCAACATGACACAGGCAGAAAAGGCCGAGCTGAGATACTACGCCATTATGACTCAGGTGACAACCGCTCAGGGTGATATGGCGAGAACGCTGGAAGCTCCCGCAAACCAGCTTCGTATCTTGCAGGCACAGCTTACACAGGCCGCACGAGCTATCGGTAACATCTTCATTCCCGCACTGAACGCAATTCTGCCCTATGCAATCGCTGTTGTTCAGGTCATTCGAGAGATCGCCAATGCCCTTGCCAACCTTGCGGGTTTCAAGTTGACGGAGATGGACTATTCGGGAGTGAATAACGCTGCTGTCGGAGCTGGGTCTTTGGCTGATAATCTCGATGACGCTGCCGGTGCTGCCAAGAAGCTGAAACAGTACACCGCAGGCTTTGACGAGTTGAATGTCTTTGCTCCTGACACGGGAAGCGGTTCCGGGGCGAGTGCTGGTGGCGCAGGCGGATTTGATTTCGATTTGCCTACCTACGATTTCCTTGGTGACGCTGTGCAGACTCGTATCGGTGAAATCAAGAAGATGATTGAAGACACTCTCGCAGAGATCACTACGATTGTTTCCGGCTTTATGCTGGCGGTAGGTGCAATTTTGGTCGTAACCGGCGTGAATATTCCGCTGGGTGTCGGCCTGATGGCGGCGGGTGCGGTCGGCCTTGCGGCTACCGTTGGACTGAATTGGACTGCTATGAGTAGCGAACTGGCAAGTACGCTGGCTCTCATTACAGGTGTTGTCGGCGGCTTCCTGCTGGCTCTTGGCGCAATTATGGCGTTCTCCGGGGCGAACCTTCCTCTTGGTATCGCTTTGATGGCCTTGGGCGGGGCAAGTCTTGTATCTGCCGCTGTTATCAACTGGCATAACAGCGACCGGCACCTCACTGACGCTTTGACCACCTTAACGGGAGTTCTGGCGGGTGCTTCTCTGGCGGTAGGCGCTATGTTGGCCTTTACCGGGGTCGCAACCGGGCTGGGTATTGCGCTGATGGCTGTTGGTGCTGTCACGCTTGTATCTGCCGCAGCTCTGAACTGGAACAGTATCCCGGACGCTCTGGCTTCTCCCTTGTCCAGAGTAGGATTGCTGGTCAGCGGAGCAACCTTGGCACTCGGCGCTATCCTCGCTTTCTCCGGGTGTATGCCCCTCGGCATTGCGCTGATGGCGATTGGTGCTACTTCTCTGGTTTCCGTAATGGCTCTCAACTGGAATGGCCTGAGCGATGAAATCCAGAATGTGATTGCCATTATTACCACGGTCGTATCTGTGGCGTTCCTCGCTATCGGTGCGGCACTGGCGTTCTCCGGGGCGAATATCCCGTTGGGTCTGGCTCTGCTGGCGGTGGGTGCGGTCACAATGGGTACGGCTATTATGCCGAACTGGAATGACCTCTCCGACAATGTTCAGCAGAAGATCAGCATGATTACCACCGTTGTCGGCGGCGCTCTCTTGGCGGTCGGCGCTATCCTTGCTCTGAGTGGAGTCGCCCTTCCTCTCGGCCTTGGCCTGATGGCGGCTGGCGCATTGAGCCTTGGCGCTGTTGCTACCCTGAATTGGGATTTTGTGGTTAATTCCATTAAGAAAGTCGTATCGGTCATCACGGGTATTCTCAGCGGCGCATTGATCGTTCTCGGTGTCCTGTTGTGCCTGAGCGGTGCGGGTGTTGGTCTTGGCCTTGCGGTACTGGCGGCGGGTCTGTCCCTGTCGTATGCGGCATGGACGCTGGACGATAACCCCATTACTCGCTTTGTACGACAGATGGCGAACTCCATCATTGGACTTGTGAACGGTGTCATTGACGCAATCAATGATATGTTCCACATTCAGTTCAACGGTCTGTCTGTTATGGGTATCACGCTTATTCCGGCGTTTGATATTCGATTGGTGGATATTCCGCATATTCCGTTCTTTGAAGACGGCGGTTTCCCGAACGAAGGACAGCTCTTTATCGCCCGTGAAGCGGGTGCGGAAATGGTCGGTGCGATGGGGCGCAGAACGGCGGTTGCCAACAATGACCAGATCGTTGAGGGTATCTCCGCAGGCGTGTCCGTTGCCAATGACGGTGTGATCGCTGCCATTTACGCTCTGCTGAATGTCGTGGAAGAAAAGGATATGTCCGTTGTCATTGGTGACAATGAAATCGGTCATTCCTACGACCGCTACAAGGAGAAGCGTGGTCGGCAAGTATCTACTGGCGTGTTCGCCAATGCCTACTAAGGAGGGCTGAGGAAATGCAAAGTTTCATTACAATCAATGGCACAAAGTTTCCTCAGCCCCGCAGGGGCTTAGAGCTGCTGTCTGCCACTATCGTAGACTCTGCCAGAAATGCCAACGGCGTTGTGGTAGGCCAGAAGGTCGGCAGAGATCAACAGAAGCTCAACAATCTCTTTTGGGGCTATCTGACAGCGGAACAGTGGTCTGCCATGTTGCAGATTTTTGACAAGAACTTCTTTGTGACGGTCACTTATCCCGACATGGTAAACAACCGCTGGACAACCCGAAAGATGTATCCCGGCGACCGCACGGCGACTCCGTACCATCTTGACCCGAACACGGGGCTTCCTGCGGACTACATCAACTGCAAAGTCAACATCATTGACTGCGGCGAACCGTTCTAAGGAGGTGTAGCCGTGAAACAGGTAAGCAACGCTTACAAGCTGTCGATGAAATCTTTGCTCCGTGAGCAGTCCTTTGTGGAGATCACCTTCTCTCAGGTGGACACGGCAGCGGCAACAGACGGTAATTGGGTCAGCAACGGGGCGCAGAGCTATTCTGAGTTCGACACGCTGGACTACGGGTATGACTATCAGGAGTCCTATGCGGCGTTGGAGCTGAACCGGTGGGCGCTGGACGGGAATACGGTCATCGTTCCTTCTTCCGGGACGATGTATGACGGCTTTGTTTCGAGCCACATGAGTGATGCTGAGGGCAAGTTCACCACCCCTGCGGTGCTGACCCGTGCTTTCAGCAATCCTCATACCTTCCCCGGTATCACCCTGACTTTTGACACTCGCTATCAGGAATGGCCTGACACCGTGACGGTTGATTTCTACCTGAATGGTGCGGTGCTGGAAAGCCTGACCCTTCCCGTAGAGGGAACAGAGTTGGTCATCAACACGAAGGTCGCTTCTTGTGACAAGATCGTGTTGACAATGGGGAACACCCTTCCGTACCGCCGACCTCGGTTGCAACAGGTTCTCTACGGTGTGCAGAAGAAATTTGGAAATGATGACATTGTTTCCATCAAGGAGTCTCACGATGTAGACCCGCTCTCCCGCAGACTGCCGCAGGAAACCATGCAGTTCGTTCTTTTGGACTACGAACACAATTATGACCCGGATAACCCGAAAGGCATTTATGCCTATCTGGATAAGAAGTCGCCGGTTGCTCTCCGATATGGCTATATGCTTCCAACAGGTAAGATTGAGTGGCTGAAAGCTGACAAGTATGTGCTGAACAGCAAACCGAAAGCTGCTAAAAATCAGGCTACCTTCACAGGTACGGGTCTGGTTGGAAGTCTGACCGGAACCTTCTACAAGAGCAAGCTCGGTTCTAAAAACTTCTACGACATGGCTGAGGAAGTGCTTTTGGACGCAGACCTGACGCTGACGGCACAAGGTACGCACCCGTGGGTGATCGACCCGGCCTTGAAGCAGATGTTCACTACGGCGGCGCTCCCCATTGACTCGCACATGAACTGCCTGCAACTGATCGCTCACGCTTGCCGCTGCCGTCTGTTTACAGACGATGACAATATCATTCACATCAAGCCCTTCGGCGTGACTGTGGTTGGTATTTACAGCGGCGTATGGGCGGATAACGGTCACTTGTGGTACAGCGAGTGGGACACCGTTGACCGTGGTAACAAGATCGGCAACACCTATGCGGCGTTGGAGCTGAACCGCTGGACACTGGACGGTGGAGATCAGGTCATTGTTGAAGACACCGACCCCTCCGGTCGAGGGTTTATCAGCGAAGCGATGACTGCGGCAGATGGCACTTATACCACGAAGCCGACCTTCACCAAGACCTTTGATGTTTCTCACGACCTTCCCGTGTTGGCTCTCCGCTTTGATACCCCCTTGGACGAGTACCCCACCTCTATTCGGGTGAAGTATTATGCCGGGACAAAGCTGCTGGACACGCAAACCGTGACAGGTATCACTTCGGCGGAGGTGTTCGTCAACAGTGAAGCAGCGATTGACTGCACCGAGATCGAGGTAACGATGGACGGTGGCCTGCCGTACCGTCGTATGCGGGTGAGCAAGCTCTACTACCGTGAAACGGACTTCACGCTGGATTTTGACTCGATTGATAAGGACTCCCAATCCATCGCAAAGATCGACCAGCTCAAAGCGGTGTCTGTCGCTAAGTATGCGTATACGGCGGCAAATGATACCACCAAACTTTTCGAGGGAACGACCACCGAAACTCAGCTTCATGTCGAGTTCTCTGGTCTTGCACAAGATGTTTCTATCTCTGTTTCTGGCGGCTCGTTGGTATCCTCCAACATTTACGCCAGAGCTGCGGATTTGGTGTTATCCTCCGGCACTAAAACCGTAGTCATTACCGGCAAAACTCTGTCTGAGAACTCGGTGGTCGTTTCCTATCCCGTAGCTCTCGATGGAGAAATCGACAAGGAGGAAAACCCCCTCATCACCAACGATACGATGTGCGCCGCTCTTGCCGATCAGGTGAAAAAGTATCTGCAAATGAGAAACACCTATCAGACAAAATACCGTGGCAATCCTGAGTTGGAAGTGGGCGATGTGATTGGCTTGCAGACGCTCTACACCGATGAAATGGACGCATTGATCTTGGTGGACGAGATCACATTTAACGGCTCTCTGAGCGGAAAGTTGAAGGTGAAAGGTCTGATATGAGCATTATTGATAATCTCGTCTACGACCGCACACAGGCCGATGTAGACAGGGTTTTTACCCTGAAAAACAAAATCCTCACGGAAGGGCTTTCGAGCCTTTCCGCTGAGGAAAAGAACGAGTATATGGCTGGTATGAAGGGTGCTTACAATTACGGGGACATGAACCGTGTAGGGCAGGCGGTCGCATATATCGCCAACCGTATGACTTCTCTCCCCGGACAGTTGGCGGCATACCGAGCGGAGAAAGGAGTCGCTGATGACCCGATCTACCAAGTTCCGTATGACCCTTCCTCGGTGGTGGTTGCGGCAAAGACGAATTGGGCGATGGGTGATACGCCCACCCAATCTCTCGTGAAAGCCTACTTGAACAACCTGACGGTTCTCCGAAAGCAGCTCACACTTCCCCCGGACGCACCGCTGGTTCCGAGCAGTCTGGACAATCTCACTTTTTCCACGGCAAACAACATTGAATATCTCCTGTATGTCATCGACACAACACTGACCGAGGTAGAAACCGAGCTGTATTCCAAAATTGACCGCACGGTAGACGCTTTCGCCCATGTTGGCCTGTATAACTGCGGAGAGTAAGGAGGAAATTTCATGAAAGATACTGTCATCAAGGGCAACGGTAAGTCCCGTTCTATTAAGGCTCCTACCGATATGCCTGCAACCTTCGAGGAATGGCGCACACAGCTTCTCGCCGGAACCGCCACCCTTGACATTGGTTTGAACGCCGCAGGCTGTGATGTGGTCGGTACAGCCATGAGCAAGGCAAATCTACTGTCCGACACCACCAAGTCGGCACTGGAACTGAGCGGCAGTGACCCCACGGTGAATGACGCTCTGTATGCTCTGAGCCAGAAGGGTTCCCCCGCAGAAGTTCATGTCATGGCTGACAGCGGTACAACCGTTACCATGAGTAAGAGGGGTAAAACGCTGACCGCAACGGCACAGTCGAACGGTTATGCCGTGCTTTATCCGACCGAACTGGGTGACTGGACTGTCGTGTATGTTTTCGGCGGCAGTCAAAAGACCAGAGTTTATACGCTGGAAGTCATCGGTATCGTGTATATTTACCCCTTTGTGGTGGGCGACACTTTGAACGATACCACTTGGGACAACATCGCAATCGTGTCTAAATTGGGAAAGGCACAAGATTATTGGAAGGTAGGCGACACCAAAACGGTTGCCGTTAATGGGGTCAACTATCAGTTCCAGATCATCGGTTTTGACCATGACACTCTGACCACCGCAGACGGTAGCCGCACCAAGGCGGGTATCACTTTCCAGATGGTTGATTGCTTGAGCACGACCTATTATATGAACAGTTCTAATACGAATAGCGGCGGTTGGAATGGTTCATATATGAAGAAGACCGTGATGACAACCCTGTTGAATCAGCTTCCTGCCGCTTTGAAGAATGTTTTGAAGTCTGTAAACAAGCTGTCTGGTACAGGCGGCGGGTCTACTTCTGGAACGCAGACTACCAACGACAAGCTGTTTCTTTTGTCCGAAGTAGAAATCTTTGGCACTACAACCTATTCTGTACCCGGCGAAGGTACTCAATATGCGTATTATAAAGCCGGGAACAGCAAGGTCAAAAAGGTCAATGGTTCTGCGAACGTCTGGTGGGAGCGTTCTCCTTATTCCGGCAACACCAACTACTTCTGTTATGTGAACGCCAACGGCACCGCCAACTTTAGCGCCGCCAGCTACTCCGGTGGCGTGTCCTTCGGCTTCTGCGTTTAATCCCCGGTTTCATCAACACCAATCCCGCCCCGTCAGGGGCGGTGTAAGAAAGGAATGTTGGCGTGTCAGTCATCAAAGCTATGCGTGGAGAAAGCTCCATGCAGTTCATCGAAACTGCCAGACGGTTAGAGCTTCACGCTTTCTCTGTTTGCACCAAGGCTCCTAAGAGATACGCACCTCTGTTGACAAACCGTATCTTTGAGCTGGCTTCCACGGTTCACGAGGAAGTTCGAGCGGCGAACAACATCTACCCGCACAATCAGCATGAAGCGCAAATGCGGCGAGATCACCTGATTAACGCCAACATCGCCCTTCAAAATCTCAGCCCGAAGCTGACTTTGCTCTATGACGCTATTCTCCAAAACCCTGAAAAGTGTCCGTGGATTGACCACGCCATGAAGGAATTTGGAGAGTATATCACGGACGAAGCACAGCTTATCTCCAAGGTTCGGAAAGCTGACCACGAGAGGTATAAAGACCTCCCTGTGTAAGTTTTTCATTGGGTCAAGCCCTGTAATTGTTACCGTTTCTGCGAACAACTGGTGGGAGCGTTCTCCTTATTCCGGCAACACCAACAACTTCTGTAATGTGAACAACAACGGCAACGCCAACAATAACAACGCCAGCAACTCCAATGGCGTGTCCTTCGGACTCTGCAACTTCGCATAGGTCAGTCGTAGTAACCCCTTTGGGCGAAATCAGTACCTTTTGCAGAGGGAGGGCTTGTTCCCGGCTACCAAGCCAAAACACCCCGTCCGATGTAGTCAGCCGGACGCTTCTTGCATGGTGAGCGATTGTACGGTAGCTCATTTTATGGCTGGTACTACAAGCAGTTAGAACCCGTACCCGACAATAAGACTGTACGGAGGGGAACCTTCTATGACAAGTGAAGAACGGAGAGAAGCCCGTTATCAGCGCAGGAAAGCCAAGCGGGACGAAGCTCGTCTGCGGCGAAGCAAAGAATGTGGTGATTTCGATGAAGTCTTTTCGTTCAGACACCTTTACCTTTCCGGGAAGAAATGCTGTAAGGGTGTCTACTGGAAAAACTCAACTCAGCGGTATATCGGCAATATCATTCCGATCATCGCAAAGACCCATCGTGAACTTCAAAATGGAACCTTCAAGCGCCGTGGCTTTCACGCTTTCACCATCATGGAGCGAGGGAAGAAGCGGTATATCCGATCAGTCCATATCACGGAACGAGCGGTTCAAAAATGTCTGTGTGACTACTGCTTAGTTCCCATCTATTCGGCCTGTTTCATCTATGACAACTCAGCCAGCTTGAAACACCGAGGTATGGACTTCGCCCTGCGCCGTATGACCTGTTATCTTCAACGGCATTACAGGAAGTACGGTCTGGAAGGAGGGGTTCTGCTTTACGATTTTCACAGCTTCTTTGACTCAGCTCCACATGAGCCGCTGTTCCGTGAAGCCGACCGCAGACTTCATGACCCGAAAATCAGAGAGCTTGCGAACAGCTTTATTACGGACTTCGGTTCTGTGGGCTTGGGTCTTGGCAGTCAGGTGTCTCAGACGAACGCCCTCATGCTTCCCAATATGATCGACCACTATTTTAAAGAGGTCTGCCGTATCAAAGCCTATGAGCGATACATGGACGATGGCGTGGCAATCAGCCCTGATATTGATGACCTGTATCTCTGTATGAACGGGTTAAAGATCATCTGCGAGAAGTGCGGTCTGGAACTGAACTTGAAGAAGACAAGGGTAGTTCCTCTCAGAGATTATTACCGCTGGTTGAAAACGAGGTTCATCATCACACCGACCGGCAAGGTTGTTCGGAAGATGAACAAAGACTCAACAAAAATCGTTCGACACAAGCTCAGAGCTTTTCGAGGGAAGCTCGACCGGGGCGAAATGACCTTGGCTGACATTCGGTGTTCCGTGGACTCCTACAACGGTCACATGAAGCGAGGTCACAGCTTCAAGGTGCGGCAGCGCACCAATCAGTATTTCAAATCATTGTACGGGTTCTACCCGGACGAGAAAGGTTGGAAAAGCCATGTATAAAATCATCAAGAAGGACACAGTTCTTGGCATTGTGAGCAATCTGACTTGGGTGCGTATGCAGGACAACGGTTGCTACGGCCTGACTGTCGAGGATAACGCACAGGGTATTGCCCTGAACGGCACCGTGTACCATATCAACGGACACCCTGAGCTGGACGGTGTTGAAACCGTATCCGTTGAGGAAGTGGACGATGGTGTGTATGCCAATAGCTTGACCGCTTTGCTGACTGACCCGAACGATCTCCGCAATTCCGAGCAGTTCCGCAAGGCTGTTCAGATGTTCGCCAAGAGCCTTGACGAAGACTCTGCGATGGTGGTTGCGACCATCTACGACCCCTATCAGGTCGATCATGCCTATGCGGTTGGTGACTACTTCACCTACGGCATGAACGGCGTAGGCGACCCGCAGCTCTACAAGGTAGTACAGGCGCACACTTCTCAAGCAGATTGGAAGCCTGACGCACTTCCCGCTCTCTACACTCCGATTGGCCTGACCCCCTCCGGCTACCCTGTGTGGACTCAGCCCACAGGCGCTCATGACGCTTACAACAAGGGTGACATCGTGAGCTACAACGACAAGCTGTACCGCAGTCTGATTGACGGAAATGTGTATTCCCCGGACGCTTATCCTGCTGGCTGGGAAGAATACACCGGCAAGTAAAAAGGGGGCAGGACATGAGTGACGCAATTCTGGTCGCTATTATCACGGGTGGTCTGAGCCTGCTTGGTATCATCTACTCGTCCGGTAAGTCTGCCAGCAAGGTTGACGCAAAACTGGACAAGCAGCAAGCGGTCATCGAAACCAAGTTGAACGAACTGACCCGTGAAGTGCGGGAACACAACAATTTTGCAAGGCGTGTACCTGTGGTTGAAGAACAGATCAAGGTCATCAACCACCGTATCGAGGATTTGGAGGGCTTTCACAAGCCTGCATGACCCGAAAGTAAGGTGATAAAGGTGAGTAATCGGGTCAAAATCCCTATAACTTTCTCTTAGTATGCGTGTATAAGAGGGAGTTTATAGGAAAAACGCCCGATTACTCACCTAACTCACCTAAATTAAAAATTGGAGGTAAAAATTATGCTCGAAACCATTTTGCACAACCTGACGAACATTGGCTGGGCGATGCTGATTTTTCTGTGTGCCTACCTCTCCAATGTGTCCTTTTCTCTGTATTACAACATCAAAATCCTGCTGGAACCGTTCAGCAAGGAAAAGCTGATAAACTCAGGCTTGAAGATCGCTGCTTTTGTCTGCGGTCTGACCCTGCTGTGTGTGGCTATTACCACGCTGCCGCTGTTTGCGGATATGGTCGGGTGGGAAATTCCGACTGAGTATGTGGATATTTTCAGCAATTTGGTGATTATTGGTGCGGTACTCATGGTGTCCTGCAAGTACATCGCAGAAGCATTTACGAAGTTCAAGGCCATTTTGGACGCTACCAAGGAGGGCAAAAGCTATGATGAAATCAAGTGAACTGGTCGCCAAGGTCGTTGATATTGCCAAGCACTACAAGACCCTGTATGTCATGGGCTGTTTTGGTGCGCCGCTGACCGACACTAATAAGTCACGGTACATCAAGAACCACCCCTACAACATGGCGGCAGCTCGTACCTCTATGATTATGGCAGCGACCCCTGATACCTTTGGCTTTGACTGTGTGAACCTTATCAAAGCCGTTCTGTGGGGCTGGACAGGGGATAAAACTAAGTCCTACGGCGGCGCAAAATACGCCACCAACGGCGTACCTGACGAGGGTGCTGACACCATGATTAAGAGGTGCAAGGACGCTACTGCTTCCGGGTGGGACAAGGTTGACCCCGGCGAAGTGGTGTGGACTACGGGACACATTGGCGTGTATATCGGAAACGGCCTTGCGGTCGAATGTTCTCCCCGTTGGGCGAACAATGTGCAGATTACCGCTGTCGGTAATATCGGGAAGAAGAACGGGTACAATACCCGTATGTGGAAGAAGCACGGACACCTCCCCTATGTGACCTACGACAAAACCGTGACCCCCGCACAGCCCGAAACGGTCAAGCCCGTTCCTACCACCGAGGTCAAGGCAAAAGGTGTCGCACGGTCTTTCAATAAGGCTATGGCAGGCACTTACACCGTGACCGCTGGTGCTGGCCTGAATGTTCGTGACGCTGCCGGGACGGACAGTAGAGTGCTGGTGACAATCCCCAAGGGAACCACCGTCAAGAACTACGGCTACTACACCGTTGTAAACGGCGTTAAATGGCTCTATGTGGCTTTCTCGCACAAGAGGGTAAATTATACTGGCTTCGTGCATGAACGCTTCCTGAGCCGCTGAGAGGGCTTCCTATGGGTGGTAAACGAGTGCAACCTAAGCCGAAGAAGAAAAGAATGAGAAAACGCACAAAGTTCACGATCTTGTCCATCTTCAATCTGACTTGGTACGCCGTTGTGGTTCTGATTTTGAACGCCTGCGGTCACACGGTTGACACGGAATTGACGGTCGGCTGGTTTGCGGCTTGGACTGCCGAACTCGCCATTCTGTACGGCATTAAGGTCAAGTCAAAAGAAACCTCAGACGAGGACGCTCAGGGGTGAGAAAATGCAAGTGCTGAAAGAAATCACGCTCGACAAGGTTATCAATCTCTATGAGGGTCAAGTCGTTCATGACAAAAAGCAACTCATTGAATGGGACGATCATCGTCGTACTCCACTCTATGAGCTGAAAGAACGAACACTGGCTCAGGACAAGATGATCTTGGGTGCGCTGAAATGCGCCAGAGCGAACGGGTATTCCGGCGAAGAATAAAAGAAGACACTCCCTACCGATTAAGGTAAGGAGTGTCTTTTGGTTTGAACGAACACCGTTCCCCACACAATGTAGGGTTCGGATATGCGCTCAATGGTAC